CCGCAGGGTTTGTGCGACCCAAAGCCTACGCGGATACGGTTTCTGCCCTGGGTAACACCGGGACGGCCACGACCATTGACCTGCGGAATGCCAACGTCTTCACTGCCACGCTGACCGGCAACTGCACGTTTACACTCTCCAACCCAATCGCCACGGGCTCGTCTTCGTTCACGTTGATCTTGACGAACGACGGCACAGCCGGTAGAACTGTGGCTTGGTCTGGTGGTTCTTTCCGATTCCCTGGCGGGGCAGCGTCCCTGTCTCGCACAACCACGGCGAACGCCACTGACATCTGGGTTTTCTTCACCCCGGATGGAGGCACGACGTGGTACGGCAATATTGCCATGAAGAATATGGCCGCTTAATAGGAGCAAAAAATGTCTATGACTGTTGACCAACAATTCCAGATGGATTTGGAGAACGCCCGCCACGCTAACCAAATGGCGTTGCAGGCCAAGCAGGCAAAACTGGAAGCCGTGCGGCTTGCTAAGGAAACCCTGCTTGAGAACGCCCGCAGCAAGCCTGTGGACGCTCGTGACGTTTCCGCCGCTGACATCACGGCTTTCGCCGCCGCAATTGAAGCCCACATCAACGCTTGATGGAAGGCTTTGCCTACTTCCCGGCTATCGTCTATCGAGATGAGCGGCCCGACTTGGCTGAGAAGGTTCTGCCGACATGCATCCAATACTTGGATCAAGTTCGCAAGCCCGAGTGGCCGATGTCTCAGTCCGCCCATCTCGCGCACGATCCTGCCTTCAGGGAAGTGGCAGACTACCTTCTGCTGTCAGTTGTAGACCTGCTGCGGAGTCAAGGGTATGCGGTCGAGAAGTACGACTTCTACCTCTCCGGTCTTTGGGCGCAGGAGATCAATCGAGGCGGCGGCACCGCCGTGCATGTCCACAAGAACAGCCAGATGTGTGGGTGGTTCTTCCTCGAAACGCCCGAGGGTGGCGCGTACCCGATTTACCACGACACCCGCATGAACAAGTCCATGATCGAACTGGACTTCGTGCAGGGCGGCGAAGTACTCAACGCCACCAACAGCATTCACTTCAACAACATGGTGCCTGGAACCGTGATGTTTGGAAACTCGTGGATGCAGCACCAACTGACCGGCAGCAATACCGACACCCCGACGCGATGCATTCATTTCATCGTGTCCCACAAGGAGCGCCCGTGCAGCATGTGCTGACTCCATACGCTATGCCCATAGAACCCTTCGTTTGGTGGGAGAGTGGGTTTACGGAGCAGGAACTAGACTGGCTCCAAGAGCAGGCTCGTAAGGCCGATCAGCAGGCGCAGGTGGGCGGTGACCCGCAGGGGCCAGACTTGGCGAAGATTCGGAGGTCTCAAATTTCTTGGCTGAATAAAACGCCAGATACCGCTTGGGTATTTCAGAAACTTGGGCAAATCGCTTCTTCTCTAAATGCCAAATATTATCGGTTTGATCTGACGGGATTTGGTGAGCCGTTTCAGTTAACAAATTATGTTCAATCAGAACAAGGGATGTATGGATGGCATCAGGACTACAACACAAATGTAAGTCGCAAATTCAGTTTGGTTCTCCAACTGAGCGACCCGAGCCAGTACGAGGGGGGAAACCTCCAGGTTATGACTGGTGGTCAGCCACAAACCGTTCGCAAACAGCGGGGACTGGTGGCGGCATTCCCCTCATATGTACTCCACCAAGTAACCCCCGTGACAAGCGGTAATCGTCAATCTCTTGTGGCTTGGGCTTCGGGGCCAGCATTCAAATGAACGCAGAGTACAAAGACTTCATTGCCGTCTACCGGAATGTATACCCGGATGGGTACTGTCAGCATTTGATTAGTGAGTTTGAGCGTTTGATTGATTCTGGCGCGGGAACAAACCGTCAGCGTAGCGAAGGTGCGCTTAAACATAGGAAAAACGATACTCAGTTGGATTTTAATTTTGGCGTACATACTGCCGCCGCTTTTAATGGTATCCCCGCGACTCGGGTGTTTTTCGATGGGCTTCAGCAATGCTATGACGCCTATACTGAGCAATTTTCATTGCTTAAGGATGGAAAAATTACCGGTACCGCCATGAAGATGCAGCGTACCGACCCTGGCGGCGGCTATCATATTTGGCACGCAGAGCAAAATAACGGAGAGCAGGCCGAGCGTGTTTTGGTATATATGCTATACCTCAACACGTTAACTCAAGAAGAGGCTGGAGAAACTGAGTTTCTATATCAGCAGCGCAGGTTGCAGCCCACTGAAAATACGATGGTGCTTTGGCCTGCTGCATTTACACATGCCCATCGTGGCAATACTGTTTTTGGTGAACGCAGCAAGTACATTGTGACTGGCTGGTTCTACTACGAGTGAGGAAAAAATGCCCGCAGGAACACCAAAAATTGCAATGTATGGGGGCGTGCTAACCCCCGGTGGCTCGCAAACATTTAATACATCTGGCACTTGGACCGCTCCGGTTGGTATTACCCGTGTAAGTGTTCAGGGTCAAGGTGGCTCCGGGAACCCTGGCAATGGCGGCAACCCTGGGAATTGTGGCGGCGGAGGCAACGGCGGCTGCGGTAGGCCAGCATATTGGGAAGATTATTGCTGTTCTAATGGGAACTATTATGTCGTTGATTCCCGCGCAGGTGGCTCCAGGGGTTACGGTTTTGGCTCAGGCAATCCGGGCAATCCAGGCTCTCCGGGAAATAACGGTACAGCCAGCACGGCACTTTCTTATAACTTCCCCGGAGGGTCTGCGGGTAGTGGTGGTGGTACAGGTGGCAACGCAGGAACCAACGGGACGCCGGGGTTTTGCGGCAATAACGGGGGCAATCTACCCTGTAGCCCCCCTTTCCCGGGCGGATTTATAGTTCTTGGTAATGGTGGCTCTGGAGGATCGCCATTCGGGGGCTTTGCATCACCAGCAAGTTCTAATTATGGTGGTGGTGGTGGTGGTGGCGCAGGGACTTCTAACCCTGGCAGTTGTGCTTCTGGACAGTCTGGCGGCGGCGGTGGCGGTGCTGGTGGGGGCAACGGCGGCCCGGGAGCATCATGTTCTGCGGGCGGATGTCCCGGTGGCGGTGCTGGCCTTCAGAGAGCGGGGGCCGGTGGCGGCGGCGGCGCTCGACTTTATGTAAGCCGTCCCCCAGCCGGAGCCGGTGCGGGGGGCGGGGGCGGTGGGGGCAGTCGCGGTAACGCTGGCAATCCCGGAACCGGCTCAGGAAACCCCGGAAGCGCCGGAACAAACGCAACCTATAACTGCGTAAGCGTTACTGGAGGCTCAAATTATCCAGTAACGGTTGGCTCTGGTGGATTTGTAAATATATCTTGGAACCCGCAATGAATAAACGCGAACGTCAAAAGCAAGTCGATGCGTTCCATCGTCGGATGGAAGTACAAAACATACAAGAGGCAGTCAATCGTGCCCGTTCAGTTACTGTTGGAACTTGTTTTGGCGGCATCGTAGAACTTTCGATGCGCCGCCAGGATGGCGTGCATACCTTCGCCATACTCCAACCGGTCGAGGTAACTGAAATTATTCATCAACTTGCTGCAAGCATTGGGTGCCATATCCACATCTTGCCACGCAAAGATTTTGCAAGTTGGCGCGATTGGAAATATACGGAAGAAGAGTTGGCGCATTATCGTGGGGTGCAACATCTTCCTGGCATGGGGCATCCGCCGCACCCAAATGATATGGCTCCGCACCAAAGCAAGGGCGCGATTCTTCCACCCCCCGAACAACAGCCCGGACTTCAACCCGCCTTGATGGCAAGGAGTAATGAAAATGAGCAAACTGTGGCAACTGAAAAAACTGTCGGACGGAAGCGCACTAAGCGAGCCGCAGCCGCTGCCTGAAAACTGGGGGCCGATCTTCGGCCTTCATGGCTTCATCGACCAGATCGGTGATCTGTCGTGGTTGGGTGAGTCCTACAACGATCAAGGGTGGGTTGAGGTAGGCGACGCGCCACCCGGCCCGGTCCCGTCTTCTGCTGCCGAACTCGCTTGGGATAAGGCCAAGAAAATGTTGGCCGAGTCCGATTGGTCTGTCTTGCCGGACGTGCCCATGACTGCGGGTGGCCGTGCGCTGTGGATTGAATACCGCCGTGCGCTGCGCGAGATTCGTCTTCAGGCAGACTTCCCCGACAATATTCAGTGGCCGAAAGCCCCTGAGTGAACAAGTACACGATCCGGTTCAACAAGTCACGCGGACAACCGGGTCGTGGCTCCATGCTTCATGTCTGGCGGGTGTTTGAGGGCAGCAGGGAAATCCTTGCCAAGCACGTCAGGATTGAAACTCGGTCGTGGACGGAGTTGGATGCCAACGGGCAGGACTACAACATCGCGTGCCGTGGGCGCATGATGTTCTTTGAGGACACCGACACGGTGGTGATCACGGAGTAAATCATGGCATGGTCAGACGTACTCAAGGCAGTCATTCCCATCGTGGTGGCTGCGCTTGCTTGGCTACTCGGTCAAGTGGCATCCTTCTCTGAGCGTCTGACCAAGATCGAAGGGCAGATGCCCGCGCTCATCACCAAGGAAGGCGTGCCGACTGACAGTCCGATCAGCGCCGAGCGCAGGGCCATTATGAAAGAGCAAATCTACAAGGACATCAATGACCTTCAGGTCAAGGTCAAACTCCTTGAAGAGCGCGAGAAGTTCTTGAAAGGGAACAAGTAGTGTATGGAGCCGATCACCGGCATCCTGGCGGCAGTATCCGCCGCTAATGCTGCGTTCGGTGCAGTAAAGAAACTCGTCGCCACGGGCCGCGAGATACAGGACGTTGCCGGTCAGATCGGCAAGTGGTACGGGGCCTTTGGGGACTTCAACCGCCTCGCAAACGAGAAGGCCAACAAGAAGCCCTCGGTCTTCAAGCGGCTGCTGCACGACGACAGCGTTGAGCAGGAAGCCTTGCAGATCACGATGCACAAGCAGGCGCTGATCAAGCAGGAGTACGAACTCAAGATTCTGATCGTCGCTCACTACGGTGAGAGCGTTTATAACGAGATGATCATGGAGCGCATCCGGCTGAAGAAGGAGCGCGAGAAGAAGGAGCGTGAGCATCGCCTGCGGCAGCAGGAGTTCATGCTGAATGTGAAGTACGGGGCAGGCATTGCGTTCGTAGCAACCGCCCTGATCGCGGTTGGCTACTACTTAATCGACAAGGCGCAGCAATGAGTTTCAGGAAGCCGCCGGAAGGCGCAAGCCGGTCAGAGAGGGAAGCCCATGTCAAGGCTCTTGCTGCGGTTTCTATTAGCCTGCTTGCTCTACTCCTTGCTGTTACAAATTACTTTGCCGGAAGGAACTCCTCTGCGGTTCTCAACGGAACCATAGAGTCCAACAACCTGTGGGCGTGGTATCAGGCCAAGAACGTCCGGGCGACCATCTACGAGGTCACCAACAACGAGCAGAAGGCCACCAAGCAACGCGCCGACATGGACGAGATCATGGAGAAGGCCCGCGCTGCTGAAGCCAAGCGCGATGCTGCCAAGGCCAAGTCTTCCTACTACTCTTACTCCGGCATGGCGCTGCAACTGGCCATCGTCCTGTCCTCTGCCGCCATCCTGGCCGTCACCCTGAGCCTGTTCTACGCCTCACTTGGTGTGGGAGCGGTCGGGGTGCTTCTGTTCTTCTTTGCTCTAGGAGCCTGAGATGCTGTCGCTTCTTTCCACCCTTGGGGGCTTGCTCCTCTCGGGCCTGCCCAAATTGCTTGAATACTTCCAAAACAAGGCAGACCAAGCCCATGAACTGAAGTTGGCCCAGGTGCAGATCGAGCGCGAACTCCAACTGGCCGCAGCAGGCTTTGCCGCCCAGGCCCGGATGGAGGAGATTCGCACCGAGCAGGTGGCGATGGAAACCGACGCCCGGATGACCGAGGCGGCTCTGGCGCACGACCAGAAGATCATGGACAAGGCATCCCGGTGGGTGGTGAACTACACCGGCACCGTCCGGCCTACGGTCACCTACATCTTCGTCTTTGAGTTGGTTGCCATCAACGCCTTCATGGCGTGGTATCTGTGGAACCACCCGAATCTGATTCAGGGCATGGACGACATCATCCTGTACTCTGACCTGATCTTCTCTGCCGACGAGATGGCGATCCTCGGGGGGATCATCGGCTACTGGTTCGGTTCTCGCCAGTGGAGTAAGAAGTGAAACTGAGCAAGGCGGGCGAAGACCTCATGCACAAGTATGAGGGGTTTAGGAGTAAACCCTACCTTTGCCCTGCCCACATCTGGACGATTGGCTACGGCCATGTCCTGTATCAAGAGCAGATCAGGCTCCCGGTCATCCGCAAGGAAGGGTACGCCGGGATGCTTCGCAACGAGTTCCCCCTGAAGCCGGAGGACAGCCGTGTCTGGACTAAGACGGAGATCGACGAACTATTCCGTGATGATGTCGGGACTTTTGAACGTGGTGTTCTTCGACTTGTTCCCGGCGTGGTTGGCCGTCAAGGCAGCTTTGACGCTCTGGTCAGTTTTTCCTTTAATGCAGGGCTAGGTAACTTGCAGCGCAGCCAGATCAGGATGCGGGCCAACCGCGACGACTGGGACGGGGCGGCAGACGCCTTCCGCCAGTGGACGATGGGTGGTGGCAAAGTCCTGCCGGGTCTGGTAAAACGCCGCGAGGCAGAGATTGCCCTTTTCTTGTCTTGACACGAGAATACGGTTATGCCACTCCAGAAAATCCTCTTCAAGCCCGGAGTCAACCGCGAAAACACGCGGTACACCACCGAAGGCGGGTGGTACGAGTGCGACAAGGTTCGCTTCCGTCAAGGCAACCCCGAAGTCATCGGCGGTTGGACCCGCATTTCCACGAGCACTTTCCTTGGTGTGTGCCGTTCGCTGTGGAACTGGGTGACGCTGACCAGTCAAAACTTGATTGGCGTTGGTACTAACCTGAAGTTCTACATCGAGAACGGCGGCGTGTATAACGACATCACGCCAATCCGCGTAACCACCACGCTGGGCACCGACCCGTTTACAGGCAACGGCACCACTACCGTAACGGTAACCGCTAACTCGCATGGCGGCATCACGGGTGACTTTGTGACCTTCAGCGGTGTCACCGGAACCTACGCTTCGCTTCTTAATGGCGAGTTCCAGCTTACTGTCCTGACGGTAAACACATACACCATCACGGTGGCGTCTGCTATCCCGGCGGGGGCTACGGGCGGTTCGGCGGTGTCCGCCGCGTATCAGATCAATACTGGCCCATCTACGGTGGTGCCGCTTACTGGTTGGGGTGCGGGTACTTGGGGCACTGGTCCTTGGAGCATCGGTACACCCAGCACAACGCAGAGTGATCTGCGGTTGTGGAGCCAAGCCAACTTTGGCGAAGACCTGATCTTCGGCCCGCGCAAGGGCGGCATTTATTACTGGGATGCGACGACTGGGCTAAGCGTCCGTGGCGTGCTGCTGTCGTCTTTGTCTGGCGCGTCTGACGTGCCGACGATTCAGAATGACATCTTCGTCTCAGACATCAACCGCTTTGTGTTTGCGATGGGCTGCAACGACTACGGCTCTTCGGTCATTGACCCGATGCTGATCCGGTGGTCTGACCAGGAAGACGCCGTCAACTGGACGCCTTCGGCAACTAATCAAGCGGGCAGCTTGCGCCTGTCTCACGGCTCAGAGATTATTGCGGCGGTGCAGGCGCGTCAGGAAGTTGTGGTCTTCACCGACTCGTCCATCTATTCGCTTCAATATCTGGATGCACCGATCTTCTGGGGTGCTCAGCTTCTTGGCGACAACATCTCCATCGTCGGCCCCAACGCCGCTGTGATCGCCTCTGGCGTGGTGTACTGGATGGGTGTGGACAAGTTCTACGCCTACGACGGTCGCGTGCAGACGCTCAACTGCGATCTACGCCGCTATGTTTTCAGTGACTTCAATCAAGCCCAGGCGCAGCAGGTTTTTGCCGGTACCAACGAGGGCTTCAACGAAGTCTGGTGGTTCTACCCAGCCGCTAATTCCACCACCATCGGCAAGTACGTTGTCTACAACTACGTTGAGAAAATTTGGTACTACGGCACCTTGGGCCGCACGGCGTGGCTTGACTCCGGTCTGCGCGACTACCCGATGGGTGCTACCTACAACCAAAACCTCGTGAACCACGAGCAGGGTTTGGACGACAACGAGACGGGCACCACAACCGCCATCAACGCCTACATCTCGTCGTCTGAATTCGACATCGGTGACGGGCACAACTTCGGGTTTGTCTGGCGCATACTGCCTGACCTGACGTTTGAGAACTCAACGGCCAACACGCCCACCGTCAACATGACGCTCTATGGGCTGTACAACTCGGGTTCAGGCAGCGTTGATAACGCAGGACAGCCGGTGGTTAGGGGCTCGACGTACGTCATTACCGAAGAGTTCACCGGGCAGATTTACACCCGCGTGCGTGGGCGGCAGATGATCTTCAAGATCGACTCCAACACACTTGGTACGACTTGGCAGTTGGGTGCTCCGCGTATTGACATCAGACCGGATGGGCGGCGTTGACCATGAGTTTGCTAATTGAAGATGCAATCGTCCCTGCACCCCCAAACCTGCCGTTGGCACCAACTGCGTACGAGTCGCGTTACCACGAGCAGTTCAACAACGTCCTGCGTCTGTACTTCAACCGGCTTGACGCAATACTGAGGCGGATTGTGGCTACAACTTCTCCTATCCCAATCTCCATCGGCGGCACCAATGTTGATGCCTTCGGGCGTTTGCGGGTCAGCAACCCGCTGACCTTGTTCGACTCGTCCCATCGCTACGCGGACAACAACCTGTGGGTCAACAGCATAACCGGCACCGCAGCGGCAACGTTTAACGCCAATGAAGGTCTGATGGACCTGACGGTTGGCTCGGCCAGTGGCGACCAGATCATTCGGGAAACCATCAAAGTCTTTTCGTATCAGCCGGGTAAAAGCCTGTTGGTGATGAACACGTTTGTGTTCGGTGAGGCCAAGGCCAATCTGCGCCAACGTGCGGGCTACTACGGTGCGGCCAACGGCATTTACTTTGAACGCGAAGGCTCAACCAACTACATGGTCGAGCGCAGCAGCGTGACAGGCGCTCCAATCAACACCCGTGTTGCCCAGGCAGATTGGAATCAAGACCCACTGGACGGCACCGGCCCGTCTGGCCTGACACTGGACTCCTCCAAGGCGCAGATTTTGTACATTGATGTTGAGTGGCTTGGCCTCGGTACGGTTCGCACCGGGTTCATCATCAACGGGACATTTGTTCCGTGCCACAACTTTGACCACGCCAACCTTATCACCACGACCTACATCACCACCGCTTCTTTGCCGCTGCGGTACGAGATGACCAATGTGGCGGCGACCACTGGGGCAAGCACGCTCAAACAGGTGTGCTCAACGGTGATTTCTGAGGGCGGGTATGAACTACGCGGGGCGCAGTTGTCCGCAGGGACTCCCATCACAACTCCAAAGACACTGACCACCGCCGGGACGGTTTACCCCGTCGTGTCGTTCCGCTTGAAATCAACGCGGTTGGACGGTATTGCTATCCTGACCGCAATATCAATTTTGGGCGTAACGAACAACGCAAACTATCAATGGTCGGTGGTTGTAAACGGCACCACGACAGGTGGCACTTGGGTCAGTGCAGGCACGAACTCTTCCGTTGAGTACAACATCACCGGTACATCGTTCTCCTCTACCGGGGGCCGCATCTTGGCGACGGGCTACTTCCAAGGCTCCAACCAAGGGGCCACCAGTGTGGACATCTTGAAGGCCGCGCTGTTCACCACTCAACTTGAGCGCAACCCGTTTACTGCGACACCCTATGAGATAACGCTGGCCTGCTCGGCGGCATCCAACGGGGATCAGGTGCTTGGCTCTCTGGACTGGGAAGAGATTAGCCGCTAAGCACCCAAACGACCTAAAATGATTTCAACCCTTTTCTTGGAGGCCGTATGAGCCTTGCTGTTCTAGCCGACCACATGGCGTCTAAGGGTCGCAACGGCGACTCCATGCTTGTCCACATGACACCGGACGAGGTGCGGGGTCTGCATGCTCTGGCCGAAGCACACGGCGGTGGGCTGACCATCAACCCGGAAACGGGTCTGCCGGAGGCCAGCTTCCTCAAGCGCATTTTGCCGATGATTGCCGGTATGGCGCTTAACGCGTTCCTGCCCGGTGTTGGTACGGCTATTGGTTCGGCGCTTGGTGGCTTAAGCGGTGCGGTTGGTACGGGCATTTTGGTTGGTGGCGTTACCGGCTTGGCCAAAGGCAGTCTCAAGGAAGGCATATTGGCCGGGTTGGGTGCCTATGGTGGTGCCTCGCTAGCTTCGGGGTTTGCGGCTGCTGGAGAAGCCGGTGTGCAGCAGGCTGTTGGACAGGCGGCAGTTAAAGACGCTGTTAGCGAGGCAGCACTGAAAGAGGCTGCGGCGGCTATTCCCGAACAAGTTGCTGCTAAAACCGCAGCCATGACGCCCTACGACAAGATTGCAGCGGGCGTTTCTAACCTGGGTACGGAGGCAGGCCGTCAAAACCTGATGGCATCGTTTGGTGGTGCCAGCGGTGCAGGTGGCATTTCTAATCTTGGGCGCACAGCAGCACTTGCTATGAGTCCTGTCATAGCCGACGCGATGGTACCCACCAACGTGCAGATGCCTTCGCTCACCCAGAACCGGGGCATGTACCGTGGCTACACGTACGACCCGTATGGCGGCACGTACATCGCGCAAGAACCAGTGCGAGCCGCATCCGGCGGCATCGTGGCCCTGGCCGATGGCGGCGCTACCCGCGAAGAGGTTCTGCAAGCCTACAGAACCAATCCCGGCGCGGAACTTAACCCCAACGAAGAAGCCATCAACTATTGGATGGGACAAGGGCTTGGCTCGTTCAACGACGTAGTCAGTCAGACACGTGCAGGCAACCCCGCACTGGCTCAACAAATTGACGCCACCCGTACAGCCGCAACTACACAGCAGTTTGCTACACCTGCAAGCACGCTGCCCAACTATCTTGGGCTTAATGCCGTAGCCGCAGGACAGCCTGGGGGGCAGACCGTTATTTCAGGCACCGCCGGTCCTGGATACAACTACGCTCCGGCTACTTTGCAGACGGATCGCGAAAAGGACATTAACCAGATTTATAGAGATGTGTTGGGTCGTGAGGCCGAGCAAGAAGGCTTAAGCTACTGGGCGGGCACTAATCTGGGAATCCCAGAAATCAAGCGCCAGATTCAAAGCGTCGGCTCCAATATTGGTGTCGCTGTAGACCCGACTCAGTTGGCCACACCTACTGCCGCGCAGTTGGCCGCGCAACAGAGCATATTTAAAGATCCGCAGGCCGCAGCTATCGGCATTGCAAGAAGCGGTGTGGCGCAGGGTCTGAGTGATCAACAGATCGCTGATCTTGTAAATCAAACTTACGGCAAGTCGTTCAGTGCGCAGAACGTAGCGGACTTTATGGCTGCAAACAACATCACGCGCCCCAAGCCGGTAGTGCCTTACACCCCACCGGACTTGTTCACTGACGTTCCCGGCGTGGCTCCGGGTACTGCCGTGACCGGTGCACCGGCGGTTGACTACACCACCGCACCCACGATGGGCGAGGTAAAGAGCGCCTACGAACAAGGTGGTGGCGCTACCAAGATGCCGGTCATCACGGACATCAAGCCGACTGATCGCACCTACACGCAAAACGAAGCCTTCTCGCTTCTGCAAGGCTACTTGAAGAGCAACCCCAACGCGCCGTACGGTGACGTAGTTGCATTTGCTCGTGGCAAAGGCATTCCCGAGATGCAGGCCCGCGCTGCCTACAATGAGTTCCGCTTCAGTGGTTTGACTGGTGGTAGCCTGCAGGCGTATGACTATTTGATGGGTCGTGGCGCGTACCCGGTCAAGCCGTTCACGCCCACCGGCGAGTTGATGCGCCCGTACGCCGAGGCCGTCCTCGGTGCGCCTGAGAACATCAAGGCTAAGCGTTTGATCTTTGATCCCAAAACACAACGCTACGTTAAGAACCCTGAGTTCGTTGAGCGCACACCCTCTACGGCCAACGCACCCATCCGCGATCAGGCGGGTAACCCTGTTGGCAGCAACACTGAGTCGTACTTCAAGGCCAACCCCGACGTGTACCAAGAGTGGCTCAAGGGCACTACCGGCATGACCGCCGACGCCTACGCCAGATTCCACTGGGAGACTTTTGGCCAGAAAGAAGGTCGCAAGGGCTGGTCGGCGACCCCTGCCGGTGGCGGCAGAACTGGCGGTACCGATACCGGTACCGGTGGAAACAAAGCAGGCGGTTTGATGGACATCGCGTCTGCCGCTGCTCGTGGTGGCAACGTCCAGCAATACAACCTGGGCGGATACTCCGATGGTGGGCGCTTGCTGCGTGGTCCTGGTGATGGCGTCTCTGACAGCATCCCCGCCACGATTGGCAACCGTCAACCCGCGCGGCTCGCCGATGGTGAGTTTGTGATCCCCGCCCGCATCGTCTCTGAAATTGGGAATGGGTCCACCGAAGCTGGTGCACGCAAACTCTACGCAATGATGGACCGTGTGCAACGTGCACGCGCCAAGACAACCGGCAAAGGCAAGGTGGCCAAGAACACCAAGTCCGAACAATACTTGCCCGCATAAGGAAGCATCATGGCTGATCCCACCCCGTACCAAGTACAGCAGTACCAGACAGGCTTTGCTCCTGTCGTCGCACCTTATGCAGAGGCGCTCCTTGGTAAAGCCGAGGCGCTGACCGACGTTGAGTACAACCCGTACCAACAGTACATGGGTGAGCGGTTCGCTCAGTTCACCCCGCTGCAGCAGCAGGCGTTTGCCGGTGCCCAGGCGATGGAGGCGGCTCCTCAGTTGGCCGATGCCTCTGCCCTGGCAGGCACTGCCGGTCTTCGCGCTTTGCAAGCGGGCACCTACGGCCCGATGTACTACACCCCCCAGTCGTTTACCGAACAGGGTGTGATGGGCGGTTACATGTCGCCCTACATGCAGGGCGTGGTGGACTTCCAGCAACGGGAAGCTCAGCGACAAGCGGACATCGCCGCTACTGCTCGGGGTCAGAAGTACGCCCGTGCCGGTGCCTTTGGTGGCGCTCGTCAGGCCATTGAGAACGCCGAAGCGCAGCGCAACCTCGCCACCCAGTTGGGCGGTATCCAGGCCACTGGCCTGCAAGCCGCTTATCAGCAGGCTCAGCAGCAGTTCAACCAAGAGCAGGCACAACGCCAAGCCGCAGTGCAGTTGGCCGAGCAGTCACGCCAGTATGGCGCCGGTCTGGGGTTGCAGGGACTGCAGACTGCGATGCAGGGCGCGCAACAACTTGGCAATCTAGGCCAGACGCAGTTTGGCCAGAACATGGCGCTCAACCAGTTGCAGTCTCAGTACGGTCAGCAACAACAGCAGCAGATGCAGAACATCTTGGGCGCTCAGTATCAAGACTTCCTCAATTTCCAGAACTACCCGTACAAGCAGTTGGGCTTCATGTCCGACATCATCCGTGGCGTGCCACTGACGCAGACTGGCTCGGCGCTGTATCAGCAGCCGCCTTCCGCGATAGGTCAGATTGCAGGCGCGGGCATCGCGGCCAAGGGTCTGGGGCTGTTTGCCAAGGGCGGCGAGGTGGAAGACGCCGAGTATCGGGACAAGCCCGCCGGTCTGGCTGATCTGGCCATCTACAACATGGGTGTTTGAACATGATCAACATCAATCAACTCACCACCCAACTGCGCATGCTGCCGGATCAGGCATTGCAGCGTGTGGCAATGATGTACAAGCAAGACCCGTACATCCTGCCGTTGGTTGTGTCTGAGGGCATGGCTCGCAAAAAGATGCGTGCGGCCTCGCAAGCGCAGATGGCGCAGCCCCAGCCCAAGGTAGCAGATCAGGCCGTAGCCTCACTGGGCTACACGCCAGAGGAAGTTGGCATCGCGCAACTCCAAGCGCCCAACATGCAAGGCATGGCTGATGGCGGCATCGCAGGCTACGCTGAAGGTGGCGTCTCAGATACCGCTGAAGACGCGTTCTCTCGCGGCGGCATGTTTGACTTTACTCAGCGCAGCGAACCTGTCGTGCGCATGGCCGATGGTGGTGTGGCGCGTTATCAACGCGGCGGGGACGTTAAGTCTCGCTTTGTCGAGCAGTACCGCGACGTGGCAGAAAAGGTTGGCGCTGAGCTTGGCGTCGATCCCGACATCATCCTGTCTCAGTGGGGCCTTGAGTCTGGCTGGGGCACCAAGACGGTTGGTCAGTACAACCTGGGTAACATCAAGGACGTGACCGGCAAAGGCAAGAAAGCCTTTGACAAACTGGAGGGCAGCGAAGCCGCCTACAAGAGCTACAAGTCGCCTGAAGACTTTGCTCGCGACTACACGGACTTGGTTAAGCGCAACTTCCCCAAGGCTGTTGGTTCGGGCCGAGATGTTGGCGCGTTTACTGAGGGGCTTTCTTCGGGCAGGATCGGCACGTACGCCACTGACCCGGACTACGGCAAAAAGCTGGCCGCTACGCTCACCAATTTGGTCCCCGTCAGTTCAGCCCAGGCTGCGCAGGCGGCTCCTGCACAAGCGGTTTCCGGTGCACAAATTCCTGGCCAAGCGGTTCAGGCGCCTCCTGCCGTGCCCGAAGGCTTCTTTAGCCGGGTTGGCTCCGGCCTCGGCATGTCCGAGGAAACCAAGCGCAACATCGGCAACATTCTGATGGCACCCACGCCTATGGCAGCGGTGACCGCTCCGGGCAAAGCAGCAGGCGAAGCCTCTGGTATTCAGCGTTTGTACGAAGGCACGCGTCGATTCTTTGGCTCGCCGTCTGCTGCACGCACGCTCACGCCGGAAGAGATTCAGGCTATGCAGGTTGCCGCTGCCGCCGGTAGGAATACCAAAGCCGCAGAGGACGCCGCAGAGGCTGCGCGCATGGCAGGCGCCATGTCCGGTGAGGCGCAAGTGGTTTCGCAGGCAGTCATGGCAGAGCGTCTTGCCGAGCAAGCAGCCAAGGCCCCGTCAGCGGCTGAGCGCATTCAACTTCTTCAGCAGGCAGAACGTGCGCGGGAAGCTGCCCGGGCAGCTACTGTGGCGTCACCGAGGGTTGCTGCGGCGCAAACCGCCAAGAACCTTACCGCCGCTGCGGTCGCAAGCGAAGGTGAATCCGGGCGTACGGCGCTGCCCACAATGCTTGAGCAGGCCAGTTACAGCAATGAGGGCCGGAACTACCCTGCGCCCATCAAGCGCGAAGACTTGCCCAAGGACGTCAAGAAAGAAGCAATTGCTACCGCCAAGGAAGAGCTTCCCAAGAAAGACCGCAAGGGACTGTCCAACGACGATCTGGTTGAGATTGGCCTGCGCATGATGGCTGATCCGGGCCGAAGCGGAGAAGGGTTTGCCGGGTTCTTGGGTTCTGCAGGACGTGCTGGTCTTGGTGCCCTGGCCGCACGCAAGGAGCGCGAGAAGGTCGAGCGTGAGGAAGCCAAGGCGCTGTCTGAAGAGAAGTACCGTGCAGCCCTCACGCGTGAAGCCGAAGGCAAGGCTGCGATGTACGAGGAAGGTACCCGGGGCAAGACTGCTGCACTGCAGCAAGCCAACGTGGCGTTTGCCAACTGGGAGAAGGGTCTGTCAGCCCTGCAGAAGCTGGAGATGACCGAGGAACAGCGCAAGGCCAAGTACGACGAAATCCTGCGGCAGACCTTTGCGGCGCTTGGCCTGGAAGCCCCTGCTGGAGTATCATCTCGGCCAGCCGGGGCGTCCGTTGATACAACCGGTTTCAGAGTTCTGGGGGTACGTAACCCCTAAAAATTAGGAAGCGCAGCAATGCCCATTTACAGCGTACAAGGCCCGGACGGGAGAATTTACGATGTGGAGGGGCCAGCAGGCGCTTCCGAAGAACAGATCATTGCTGTAGTCAAGCAGCAGATCGCGCAGCAGCCCAAGCCCTCAGAAGGTGTTCTTGCCGCTGTCGGCAAGGGTGCAGAGTCTGCACTGAGCGCCCTGCGCGCAGGTGTCAAAGGCATTTACGCTCCCGAAGAAGCTGAGCGTGAGGCCAGAGCGCGCGAAGAGGATATTGCCCGCCGTTACGCAAATCAGATCGGTACTGATCTGATAAAGAAAGCGTACGAAGAACGAGGACTGTTGGCTGCGGCGGGTGAAGTGGCTCGGCAGTCCCCTCTGGCAATTGCGCAGCAGGCGCCAAATATTGCGACTACTCTTGCAAGCGCGCGTTTGGGCGCTATGGCAGGTACAGCACTTGGCCCTGCAGGTACTTTAGCCGGTGGCGTTTTGGGTGGTATTGCCGGTGCCGTTGTGCCTTCAGCTTTGCAGCAGTTTGCAGGCAATATTCGGGCACAGGGTGAAGCAGACAGAGAAGCAGGACGTCCTGTATCGATTGATCGCGCTGCGGCGGCTGCGGCGGCTGTCCCACAAGCCGCTCTGGACGTCGCTGCTACCTTTGTTCCGCTAGGCCGCACTTTGGCCGGTAAGGCGCTTGGCCCCGGTGTTGCCAAGATGTTGGAGAAAGGCGCCGAAGAAGGCGCTGAGAAGCTCGCCAAGGAGACGCTGCTCAAGACGCTGGCCAAGGGCACGGCAGTTGGTGCACTGGCCGAAATCCCCACCGAAGTCACGCAGCAGATGCTGGAGCGTGCGCAGGCAGGACTGCCGCTGCTCAGTGAAGACGCGCTCAAGGAGTATGGTGAGACGGCGTACCAGACCAGTCTGCTTGCACCTATCGGTGCTGCCGGTCGTGTGGCCGAGCGCGGTGCAGCCCGTGAGCGGGTCGAGGTCAGAGAAGAACTTGAGCGTGGCAAGGCGCTGAAAGAGCAGCGCGAGCAGGAGCGTCTGGCCGAAGAAAAGGCTGCGGCGGAGAAACAGACGCCCGAGTACGCGCTCAACTTCATGCAGCAGCATGACGCGCTGCAGAAAGAGTACAACGACCTTGGCGACCTGCTCAAGCAGAAGCTGCCTCCCGGCGCTTCGTTTGCTGAGAAGCAGACCTATGAGGCCCAGAAGAAGCGCCGCAACGAACTGGCGACGCAACTGAAGGAACAGGCGCCCGAGTACAACCGGTCCAAGGCGATTGCCGCGCCTCTGCTCCAGGCACAAGCCGCCGCGCGCGCTGCAGAACAACAGCGTGCAGCGCAGGAGCAGCAGACTCGCATGCAGGAGGAACAACTTGCTGGCCCGATGCAGCAGTTGTCGATTCCGGGCATGGAGCCGCAAGTCCTGGGCGAAGCCCCGGAAGCTGCGCCGGAAGGCGAGGCGATTGACTACGCTGCCCAGGCAAACAACCTGCGCAACTACCTTGACGAGTTGCGCACAAAGGCGCAGACCACAAAGGTACTGTCCGAAAAACTGGCGCTTGGCGAAGAGTTCTCCCGAGTGCAGAAGGCGCTCAAGGAAGCCGAAGTACTTGCCAGTCAAACCCCCAAGCCTGCTGATAAGCAGCTTGAGTTGCTGCGCAAAAAGATGGAGGTTGCCGAAGAAGAAGGCGACATCGACGCGCAGGTCAAGCTGGCCAAGAAGCTGCAGGAAATGGGCATCACCGATCTGTCGCAGATCGGAGCACAGCAGGGGCTTGATCTTGGCAAACCACGTGAGTTGCCGCCTCTTGAGACGCGTTCTCAATTTGCTGCGCGGGTGTACAAACCCGGCGCTCCTGATATTGAAGCGCAAGAGCAGGCGTTGCGCGAGGAAGAAGCGCGTGCTGAAGAACAGCGGCTTGCCGATGAGCGGCGCCAGCAGCGACTTGCACCGGAAGTCGTCGCACTTCGTCGTGTGGCTGAGCGCCCTGTGCCCCGCATGCAGTTTGCCATGCCGGTGGAAGCGGAGAAGCTGGTTGACCGCATCATGGCGGCGACTGATCCTGCGCAGCAAAGCCGTGTAATTACAAGCCTGACGCAGCAGCTTTCAATGGCTCCGGCCACTATGCGCTACGACCGCGCAACGGCACTTCTGCGTGATGTGCAGGAGAAGGCCAAGACTGCCGAAGGCGACGAGAAGGTGCGCCTTGAGCGCCGCGCTACTCAACTTGAGCGCGCACAGAACGCGCTTGGCAAAGAGGTAAACCGCAGGCTGTTCGACATCACCACCGATCTTGGTGAGCAAGGGCTTGTCCCGCGCAACGTCCTCAAGCCCACGGGCGAGGCTCGCCGCGTGCCGGGTGGGTTCCAACTGTTTGGTGAGGCTGAGCCTGCTGCACGTGAAGTTACCCGTGAGGAACTGCAAGAGCGCCTCACTCGGGCGATGGCCAGTAACCGCCTGTCTGACGAAGCGTACGATTTCCTTAGCCGCGTCGAGAACGTGCTGCCTGAGCAAGATCGTGACGGCTTCTACGGGCAGCTTGATGCGCAGCTTCGTCGCATCGAAAGTGGCGAAGAGGGCATGGCTCGTCCTGGCGCAGGACGCGTAACCACGCTGCAGGCATTTCCCGCTGAAGGCCGCGCGGACGTGGCCGGTGCTACCTTGGCCAACGCGGAGGATAGGGCACGGCGCGATCTGTACCAAAAGAAGCTCAAGGAGGGCATGGCGCCTGACGCTGCAAGTGCTTTAGTATTTAAGGCGTCTCGTGAGGAACTAATTGCCGCTGCTGAGGCGGAAAATCCCGCGCTTGCCCGCACCATCAAGACCGCCAGTGCGGCAGTAACAAAGCGCCCCGCACGTGATATTGGCGAGGACACACTGCGTGGTCCAAGCGCGAAGGCGGTGCCGCTGTCTCTTCAGGCTGAGCTTGAGCCGTTTGTGGAGCAGGCTGAGCGTGCGCGCGAAGAAGACGCGGGGCAAATGGCGCTGTTCCCCAGTGAGCAGAAGAAGCTCGCTGTGACGCGGGCAACACCGGAAGAGTTTCAGCAATATCTTGGCGGTGAGGCGGCAGAACGGTTGCGCAAGCAGGCCGAACCGGTCGAGAAGAAGGTTGCGCGTGCAAGAGAAAAACTTGACGCTGTTAACGACAAAATTTCTGAACTCACTGGCACGGTTAACGAAATTGAAGACGCGCTGGCCAACGCCTACCCGTTCTTGCGGCTGAATGCGCTGAGAGAAGAACTGGCTGCGCTTGAGTCGCTTCCTCGAACAAACTTAGGCGAGTACTCTGACGGCGTTACGCAGCGCATGGGTGCGCTGCGCGAAGCACTTCGTGTAGCCGAAGAGCAAGAAACCAAGCTGATCGAAGCGCGCAGCAAGCTGAAGACTGAAAAAATTCAGTCTCTGCAAGACGAGCTTGCCGCAGTGCAAAAAGATTTTGGGAGCGTTTTGCAAGCCGTTGCGCGTCGGGGGCAACTCAAGGCTGCGGTTAACGAACTCCAGTTGTCTGCTAACCAGACGAACGACTTCATCGACACGATGAAGGTCAGCGACGAAGACAAGCGTTTGCTGAAGGAACAGTTGGCTGACAACCCGCTTGGTAAGCATCTCAACTCCCTCAACACCCAGTTTTCGTCGCTTAGCACGGCCCTTGCCCGCATTGATGCAGTTGCGCGTGTTTCGGAAGCTGACCGGCGCGTGCGCGAATACGAAGCCCAGAAGGGTGGTGATCGCACGGTCTTGGCGATGGCTAAGCGCGAACTGCGCGCAGCCCAGGCAGCAGCGTCCAAGCTCAAGAAAGATATTGGCGCACTAGAAGCCAGGAGCGCGGCACAAGAAGGTGTTAACCGCCGTGCGCAGGCGGCGCGCAACAAAGCCGAAGCTGAACTCAAACGCACCGCGAAGTACAAGGCGCAGCAAGCCACGCTTGAGCGACAGCAGAAAGCGCCCGAAGGCGTTGATCAGTTTGGTCAGCCCCTGCGGTCAATGGCGTACGACCCCATTACCGACGCGCAGCGCGCGGCACGGGAAGATGACACGCCCACCATCTTGGCCGACGAGATGCGGCAGGTGCGGGGCAACCCGCAACAGGTGCTCAAGGGCTACCGTGCGTACATCAGCACGCTTACGAAGAAACTCCAAGAAGCCTACGACACTGCGCGTAGGCAGACCGTCGAGGGTGTGAAAGAGCGCGCGCCTTACGAAGCTGCTCTGCGTGCATACACGGAAGCCAAAACATCCGAGGCCCGCGCCAACTTGATGCCCATCGTAAACCGGCTTGAGACGGCGTACAACGACGCGGTTACCAACGCGCTCAACGCCCGGGTAATGCCCAAGGGTTTGGTTGGCTACCAAGAGGCGCTGACAGAAATGCTGCGTCGTGAGGCGTGGCTGAAGAACCTGATCGACACTGGCACCGTCGAGGTGGCTGAACCACCTAAGCCGCGCAAGCGCAAGACCGACGCAGAACTCAAAGAGATTCAGTCGGTGCTTACGGAAAAAGAGTTTGCCGAAGCTGCAGCGCGTGTTGGCGCCCCTGCGCTTGACATCACTGCGACGACCAAGTCTGAGATTGAGGCTGAGCGCAAGCCCAAGGGTACGCTGTACAGCAGCAAAGGCGTTGGGCAAGAGACTCTCCTTGATGAAGATGCCATCAAGGAGCGGAAGGAGCAACAGACACTGTTGCGCAAGACGCTCACGCCTGAAGAAAAAGCTACCTTTGAAACCAACACCATCATCAAGCAGGCGATGGATAAGGTGCAGCGCAAAGAGCCGCTGACCGAGTTGGAGCAATTGCTTCTTGGTGACTACAACCGAAGCCGCCTTGAGAACAAGGCTGCGTTGCTCAGGCAGAACAAATTCAAGTTGGAAGCCGAGACGGCTGTCGCCAAAGGGCGCACCGCAAAGGAAGAGACAGCGGAATCTTTTGAGGACATTGCGCAGGCTGAGCGCGAAGAAGCTGACCGCGAGTTTGCTGAAGTCGAAGTTGCTGAGCCAGACATTGCCGACCTCTTTGGCGTTGGACGCAAGTCCAAGGCTGAGTATCTGGCAGCGGTGCAAGAAGAGATTGGCGCCAAGGGTGAGAGCATCCTTGGCCGCGTAGCAACTGCCCGAGGACAACTCAAAGACATTCAGCGGCAGCTTGACTTCATTGAGGCCAACAAGCGTGGGCCAGAAGTTGACGGCAAGCCTACGCTGTCACCCAAGCAGGAGGCCCGTCAGAAAGAACTGTTGGCTGAGAAGGAAGCAGCTACCGCTAAACTGGCCAGCCTTGAAGCGCGATTGAGCAAGATCAAAGCCCCCGCGCCCGACACGCTGCAGCAACTGGCTGCGACTGCGTCGCAAGGGCCTGCGTTGAAAGAAGAAGTTGATAGTGAGAAGAGCGCAGCGGTTGTTATGAGCAACATCGCTGAGTCCACCACTAACGACCTTACCCGCGCAGTGGCAGACCGCCTGAAGCTGCTCCTGGGCAACACCCGCGTTGAGATCGTCAATGATCTGCGTGACCCGGATGGGCAGGCAGCATACGGTCAGGCTGCGGCTGACGGTTCCTTCATTCGCCTGGATGCCAAGTACGGACTGAATGAGCGCACGGCTGTCCACGAAGGTGTGCACGCCGCTACCGAGCGCGTCATTCAAATGCCCGAGGATCAGCTTACGGATGATCAGCGCCGTGCCAAGCGGGAACTGGAAGAACTTTTCGAGGCGTATAAGAAGTTAAAGGGTGCGACAAACGAGAACGCCAAAACATCTTTGAGTGAGTTTGCGTCTGAGGCGCTGTCCGACGACGTGATGCAGGCAGAGATGCGGCAGCAGAAGTGGACGCTGCGCCACATGTGGGACTCGTTCAAGAGCGCGCTCTTGCGGATGCTTGGCATCAAGACGCCGGAGAACATGCTCGAAGCCACTCTGGCTGCGGTCGATAACCTGATGACAAAGGTGCCGCGTCCGACCCAGGCCGACAACGCGCTGTTGGCCCCGAAGGTACTCAATCAGCCGCGCAATCTGAACCCGGCCCTGGCCGAGGCGGATGCGTTCGGGCGCAGCATCGTTGCGGGCAACCAATCTTGGTGGCAACCCATCCGCGCCAAGTCCAGCGGTCTGGCGATGGAGACGGGTCTGGTAGATCGTTTTGCCGGGTTCGAGCGCCTGTCCAAGTACATGGACAAGCTCAAGGGCACGCAGATGATGTACTACCTGCGCATGTACGACCAGCGCATGAACTTCACGGCGCAGTCTGTGGCCAACGGCGCACTGGACGTCCGCGAAGTCCAGCGTAGGGATGGTGAGCGCGAGTTCATTGTCGAGAGCCAGACCGGCCCAAGCCTGCGGCAAGTGGCCGTTACGCTCAAGGGCGCGGCGCGCCTTGTCGGCGATGTCGATGCTACGAGCCGTCTGTTCACCCTGTATCTGGCCGCAAAGCGCGCTGAGCGTGTGGGCTTCGACAAGCTCGATCTGCGCGACCCCAAGATCACTGAGCAGAAGCTGCGGGATACCGTGGCCCAGGTTAGGTCTGTCGAGGGGCTGCAGGACATCTTCGACAACGCTCGGGACATCTACAACCAGTACAACGAGAACCTCGTGCGCTTCGCCCAGAAGGCAGGCGTGCTGAGCAAGAAAGACGCAGACGCACTGCTCGCATCCAAGGACTACATTCCCTGGTACCGCGAGCGCAACGGCGTTGCTGAACTGGCGCTTGGCGGGCTGACTCCGATCAAACTGGGTAACGTCAAGGACATGCCGCACCTGCAGGAGTTGGTGGGTGGCGATAAGCCGATCCTCGACTTCATGATCAGTTCGGTGCAGAACACCAACATGATGGTGGACTTGGCGCTGCGCAATCTGGCCACCCGCAACGCGATGTTTGAGTTGCTTGATCTGGGCATGGCCAAGATCACATCCAAGCCTGTTGACGGCCCGGAGGTTGTGCGGTTCAAGCACAACGGCGAAGACCGCTACGCGGTTCTTGAAACCGATACTGTCGAAGTCGGCGGTAAGAAGGTCAACACGGGCGTCAACGCGGACATCTTGGTCAAGGGCATGGAGGGCATCCCACTCCAGACCACCGGCATCATGCGTGCGCTTACGGTTCCGACGCAGTTGCTGCGCCGCGCTGTGACACTGAACCCGCTGTACATGGTGCGTCAGTTGATGCGTGACTCACTGGCCGCTTCGATTGCGTCTGGTGCTGACTTCCCGCCAGTGCTGGGTGCGCTCCGTGAGATCGAGAGTTCTGCCAAGGGCACGCTTGAGCGGCGCGGCATCACCGGTGGGCAGATGTTTACCGGCACACAGGAAGACCTCAGCAAGATCATGCGTGATCTTGTCGGGGGTCGGTCAGCCATTACCAAGACCCTCGGCGCGCTGGAGTGGGCGGGTATGGAAGCTGACGCTCTGACTCGCCGCGCTCAGTACAACAGCTACATCAAGCAGGGCATGTCCGAGATGGAGGCCACGCTGCTCTCGCTGGAGTCGATGAACTTCAACAAGCGCGGTGCGTCGCCCAGTGCCCACATGGCGAACTCCTTGTACCCGTTCTTCAACGCACAGGTGCAAGGTCTGAACGTGCTGTACCGGGCTATGTTCGGCCAGATTACGGCAGGCGAGCGTGCTCGGATCAAGGCCAAGCTCATCACGCGCGGCGCCATGCTGATGGCGGCTACCTTGGCCTACGCCCACGCGATGCAGGACGACGAGGCGTACAAGAACGCGCTGCCTGCTGAGAAGTATGGCAACTGGTTCATTCGCCTTCCTGGCGTGTCGGAGCCCCTACGCATTCCGATCCCGTTTGAAATCGGCTACATCTTCAAGGCGTTGCCCGAGGCGCTCTACAACACCATCGTCAACGAGCGTGGCGGGGAGCAAGCCAAGGAGGCACTGCTCGGTATCTTGCGCAACACCATCCCTGGCGGCTCTGCTTACTTCATCCCGCAAGCCATGAAGCCCGCCATCGAGGTGATGACCAACTACTCGATGTTTACCGAGCGCCCGCTGCTGTCGGCCAAGGAGCAGGCACTGCTGCCGGAGTATCAGTACCGCGAGAAGACGACCGAACTGGCAAAGCTCTTCGGTGGTGCGACGGGCGTCAGCCCCATCAAACTGGAGGCGCTCATCAGCGGCTACTTCAGCACGATGGGTATGGCGCTGCTGCAGGCGGCAAGCCTGCCGATCCCCACAAAGGACACGCCGGAGAAGGCCACCAAGCGCCTGTCCGACATGCCGGTGGTTGGCAGCGCCTTCCAGCCCAACGATGCCCGGTGGGTCATCAACAGCACCTACGACGCCCTGGACGACTCGCGCAAAGTTCAGTCGTCGTTCAACGAGTTGGTCAACCGAGGTGACAAGGCTGAGGCCCGTGCGCTGCTCGACGCCCGTGCCAACGAGTACGCCCGGGCTGAACTGGCGGGCTACTACCGACAGGAGATGGGTGAGTTGACGCAGGTCGAAGCCGCCATCCGGGCATCCAACAAGACGCCAGACGAGAAGCGCGCGCTGTTGGATCGGATTCAGCAGGTGAAGATCAAGCTGTCGTCTATGGTGCGGGACGCTTCGGACGCCGCGAAGTTGAGGGAGATGTGACGTGCTTGGTGTGCCGGTAAAACAGCACACCCTGCATGCCCTGGTGGATAGCGTACATAGCGTGCGCGTCCACCACCCGCTGCCTGACAGCGTCCACTAGCCCCGCCTCACGCGTGGCGTCGAGGTCTAGGGCAGGGATGAAAAACCCCTGCCCCTTCTCAAGCGTCGTCCACGGCAGCTTCACGCTCAACCCTGCGCCTGATGCACATGGCTCGGATGCGCATCTGCGGCCCCCTAGTGCGGGCCATCATGTCCTTGCGCATGTACGACACGGTGTAGCCATCGATCTGCTCTAGTTGCTTCTTGAAGTCTTCGTAACCGAAAGACATCGCCACGCAGTGTGAGCGGATGACCTGCTCCTCGATGAAGTAGTCCACGTACCCGGCCACTTCGATCTCGTGCTCCACGCGCCCCAACACCTTGTTGCGCGTGATCGTCTGGTCGATGATCTCCCCGCTGCCCAGTGCAGCCAACACCTTGCCGTCGCTCTTCTTGATCACGACGAACTGGCCGTAGCTGTCGCGGGTGAAAGCGTTGAGCACATCTTCTGCCGTGCGCACGCCGTTGCGCACCACGCGGCGGGCCTTGTCCACCATGCGCTTGAGACTCTTGATGATCTCCGCGACGGGCAGGTCGATGATGCCTGCGTACTTGGACGAGACGAGGATGGCGCTTGCGATCATCGCGCCGCAGCCACCGGCCCAGAAACGCTCATCACCAGTCATCTGCCAGTCGCGCTTGATCATGGCGATGGTTTCCCGGGTCACGCGCTCAGCCGTCTCCTGGTTCTGCACGAGCCAGCGCACGTAGGCTTCACCAGCCACACCGTAGTTCTCCTGCAGGACGCGGATAGTCTGCTCTTCCTCGGGCGTCCAGTTCAGCTTCTCCTCGGGCGTCCACTCCAGCATCCGCAGCAACTCGCCTTGGGAAGTGTGCGCTCGCACACCAGCCATGTAGTCCTGCATGTGGGTGTTGGACGTGAAGAGCGCCAGAGTCGCCCACGACACGAGGTTGATGCGCTCGCGGTTGTGGTGAACCTCCGACTTCTCCTTGCCCTGGCCCTCGGACAGGTCGAAAACCATGCCCGGGAACCACTCCATGTCGTGACGCGACTTGTGCGTGATTTCGTCCGATGTGAAGGGGAGTGAGTTAAGATTGCCAATCCGCTGCTGCATCGTAACGGGGGAGGTGCTTTTGCCTGTGCGATATCGCACCGGGTGCCCCCACACCGAATTGAGCAGCGACAGCGCCAAGGATTTACCCGTACCCGACTGGGTTGAGCCTGCATGGAACGTCAGGCAGGGCATCTGGGTGAAGCGCATGAGCGGGGCGCCGAAAGAGATGCACGAGATCGCCAACAGGTCGTACAACTCCCGCTTGATCAGCATCTGAGGGAAGCGCCGCCACTTCTCCAGGTTACCCGCCGAGCGCGTGATGCGGGTGATGTTCTGCAGGTCGGGCATGGGCACCGTGCGGGTGGTGCCGTCTGGCAGGTAAATCTTGCCGCTGTAGACGAAGGTGCCGTCCTCTTGCCACCCGTACTGGCCGGGAATCTTGACGGTTTTCTTGTTGACGCTGGCCTCCTCGACGCAGGCCCGGACGTACTCGAACAGGTTCTTGTCGTTGCCTGACCCGTACGAGGCCATGATGTTCTGCGCGGCCAGGGCCTTGATCAACTCGTCCTTGCTGACCGACGCCTTCTGTGGGAACAGGACATCCGCAGGCTTGCCTGGGCGGTGCGCGATCATGTGGACGGTGTGCTCGTTCTCCTTGTTCAGGATGTCCACCACGAACATGTCGTAGGGCAGGATCATGACCTGCTGCTTGCGCTTGTTGCCGTCCGCGTCCTCGACCATCTTCTCCACGTACACGCCGCCGTTGACCCCATAGGCGTAACCCCGGGGAGGCGTCGGGCGCACCACCTTGATGGTGGGCGCATCGGGATCGTCCGGGTCAGCCGGGGTGATCTCCAGTTCCTTCTCCGACGTGTCGGCCATGACCTCCCGGCCCAGGGCCAGGGGGTTGGTGATCTTGCCGAAGTGCTTGCAGTTCTGGCAAACGCCTGGATTTTCGCTATCGAACTTGATGCAGGGATAGGGGCCTTTAATATCCCGCAGCTTGGCGTGCATCCGGTCTTCGTCGTACGGGTGCAGTTGGCTGAGCATGACTGCCGCCTTGTCCCCGTCCGCGCAGTACTTGGCCTGACTCAGCAGCCCGCGCCACAGCGGCTCCATGCCGTCGTCCTCGGCGTTCTCCACGTAGTGGGCCAACTGCGCGCAGCCGTCCCCGCTACTGGTGCGCTTCATGATCGTGCCGAAACGCACGACGCTGTTGGCCAGCATCTGCACGCCCGTCTTGGTGGCGTTGATCGGGCGCTTGCCTGGGAGGTCAATCAGCGGTGCCGGGGTGGGCACGGCTGTGCCCAACAGGCTGCTGAGCTTGGCGAAGAACTCGTCAGCATCGAGGACAGCCGCGCCTTGCGACAGGACTTCCACCGGCCTGGGCTCGCCGTATTTCTTCTTGAAGTTCTTGGTGCCAGGGATGCGCAGCACCCGGGCGGCGTCCGCCGTGACCGTGTTGTCGATGGCCAGTTCGCGCTGCTTGCACAGGCGCTTGAACGCCTCCGCGATGGGCTTCCACTGGGCCACAGTCAGGGGTTTGTCGAACGGCCAGTAGCAATGCAGCCCGCCGCCAGAGGCGACGATCCACGGGTTGCCATAGGCGTCCAGCCCAGTATCGGCTAGGAACGCATCAAGTGCGGACTGAGCAGCCTCGCGGCTCTCGTACCCGTCCATGTCGATGAACAAGGACTTGATGTACTCGGCGTTGTCGGCGGTGCGCTTACCCCGATCCGCAAACGTAGCAAGCGCGAAATACACATCCTGCTGCCCCTCAAGCCAGCTTCGTGCGTGTGTGGGTATCTCAGCCAAGTCTTCGGTGAAGACGTGCTGTTTCTTGGGTGAGGAGAGTTCTGCCGCACAGTAATACCCGTGACCCGGAGACGGCAAAACCGCCGCTAAGAAATCTAGCGGTTCCATGAATGTCCCGAGTTATTCGTTGAAGGGCAGCGGCAGTTGGTTGGGGTTGGTACGCGCCCGTTCGTGCTCTTTGTCTCGCCCGCCGTTGTCCACGCGGTAGGCCAGTTCCACAATGACCTCAGAGGGCAACACGCCCGCCTTGTCGATGATGGCTTGAATCTGCCTAGCGAACTCGTCGTCGCTCAGGCTTTGATACTGAATTCCTGACATGCTTTGCTCCATGCTTGTTCGTTATCGTTGGACTTCATCAGAATCTCTAGCAGTTGCTCAACGGCAGGCCGATAAGGCGCGAGCACGGTGTTCTTGCCAGTGATCCAGTTGTATACAGTCTGACGCGATGCGCCCGTGATCTGGGCGATGCGGATGACCGAGAAGTCCAAATGTACGGCCCAACGCCCGAGTTGACTCCCGAGCGTTTTGGGGGATGCCTTTACGGCCTTAACAGTCTTGACTGAATAGGACATGGTGGAAGGGGGCCGAAGCCCCCGGTTGATTACTCATCGTCCCACTGAGCCGCGAGCTTAGCCAGATTCGGCTTGCCTGCGGTTGCGGGTTCTTCCGACTTGCTCTTGCGCTTGGTCGGCGGGGCGTTCTCTTCTTCGGCTACTGCTGCTTGCAGCGACTCAGTTGCTTCCTTGAGCATTTCCATCGTCACCGCCTTAGCCTTGGGCTTGGTGCCCTCCAGGGCCAGGGGAGCCGCGACCTTGTCCGTCTTTGCTACCGTCATGGTAACGGCGCGCTTGGCGTCTTCGGTCTGGCCCTGGCGCACGGAGCTTTCGTACTCCTCCTCGGTCAGCCAACGCATCGGCTTGAAGAAGAGCTTGGGCGCCTCGGCCTTGGTGTCGAACTGCATGCGGGTGACCAGCGTCTCGGGGCTCACGCCTTGTGCGGCGAGGTAGCGAGCGTAGGCTTGCAGCGGGCGCTTGTCGCCTTCCTCCTTGCCGAAGATCGACGTGGCGGGCAACTGCAACTGCATCACGTCGCCGTCAATATCATTAGCAAGAACAACAGCGAGGCGCTGACTAAACCGGCAGGCACGAGACTCACCCATACCGGAGCCCTTGACGTTCTGGGGGCAGGTTGCGCAGCGATCCGACTGCTTGTTCGCAGACTCGGGGCTAGGTGTCTCGCCATCCGCAGACCAGCAGTCCGGGCCAGAGAGCGTCTCACCGTCGTACGCCTTGGCGTAGAAGGTACGACCAATCTTGGGGGCAGCGTTGACGACAACCACGTCCAGATAGCGTTCATCAATTGCAGCGACCTCCTTGCCACCTACGAGTAGACGGAAGACGCCGCCTTTGATCGACACCCGCTTGCCGCCGCCACCACCAACGCCACCTGCGAGGGACTTGGCGAGGTCGGACAGTTCGCCTTTCTTGGCGAAGGCGGGAACATTTGAACCAGAAAAAAGAGCGATGTTGCTCATAGTGCTTTCTCCTTAACGAGGCTTGGTAACAGCGATATCGAACTCAGCAAGGCTGCTGAGTCCAGGGGGATGCAGACTGGGGTTCTCGTCCAAGAACGTCTGCATGTTGAGTTGCGCGATGCGCTTTTCCAAAAGATCGACGGCATCATGCTCGACGATGAACTTTTTGAAGCTGTCCCAGTCCTGCGTGTAGTACCGGGACTTCTCCTTGAGCGTGATCGTGCCGAAGTCGGTGCGAACAGACTTGGTACCGAGCGCCTGCATCTGATCCTTCATGGCGTTCTTCACCTGTTGCTGCTGCTCCTTGATGTTCTCGATCTGCTTGTCGAGGTCTTGCATGGCTGCGCGCATCTTGGTGTACATGCGCACGAGCTTGTCCATCGGGATGGTTTCTTCAGTCATTGCTTTCTCCTTATCTTTGTGTCTAAGAGTATACAGTGTCCAGAGTCGATTACAACCCCCTTTCTTGAATTTCGCTGTTGAACAGGTCAACGAGCAGTGCGTTGTCGTCCACCTTGGCGGTGAGCGCCTTGAACATCTTCTTCTCCACGGGCGAGCCCTCGATGTGGATGACGGTCACCTTGTCGGCGTTCTGTCCCTTGCGGTCAGCCCGTGCGATGCACTGGGTGTACTGCTCCACGCTCATGAGCGGGCCATAAAAAATCACCGTGTCGGCAGCGGTCAGCGTGATGCCGTGCGCTGTAGCCGCAGGCTGCATCACCAGCACCCTCGGGTTGGGCTGCGTCTGGAAACGCTTGATGATGTCGCCACGCTTGGTGGCCGTCACGCCACCGTGAATCTGTTCGTTGGCGATGCCGTTCTTGTTGAGGTACTCGCTGATGGCGTCGATGGCGGAGCGGAACAGAGCGAAGATGATCACCTTCCTGTCAGTCTGTTCGAGTGCTTCCATCAGCACGTTCAGGCGCGGGGTAGCGTCGAACTCAACCACCTCCTTGTTGTCGGTGTAGGCCACGCCTGCTGAGATTTGCAGGAGTTTGTTGAGCGCAGCGGCAGCGTTGACTGCCGTGATCGTCTCGCCTGCAGCCATCACCAGCATCTGGGTCTTTAGCAGGTTGTAGTACTTGGCCTGCTGCGGCGTGAGCGGCACCTCGCGGGTCATCGTCACCACGGGCGGCAGGTCTAGGCACTGCGCCTTGCTGTAGCGGATGGCAGGCTGCAGCGCCTCGTACACCTTGTCGGCAGCGTCGAGCTTAGGCGCCCACTTGAACATCGTGATCTTGTTCATCACGGCATCGCGCCATGCGGTGTAGAACTTGGGCACCCCGTTGGGGTTGACCAGCTTGGCCAGACCGTAGGCGTCCACCGGTGACTGCGACGCAGGCGTGCCGGTCATCATCCACAGGTAGGTGTCGGGCTTGATGATGGAGTTCAGCGCCTTCCACCGCTTGGTCTGCGGGTTCTTGTAGGCGTTGGCCTCATCAACAATAACTAAATCAAAACGCCCGTCAGCGCGAACTTCGTTCGCAATCAGGCTCAGACCCTCGTAGTTGATGATGACGAACTCGTAGTTCTCTTGGATCAGTTCGATCCGCCGTGCGGCCTGGGCATGGTGCGCCACCACCGCGCTGCGATGGATGACGCTGTTACCCAAGTCCTGCATCCAGGCGCTGTGCATGATCGACAGCGGACACAAAATCAAAACCCTCCTAACGTCGCCACGCTTCATCAGGTAGTCAGCCGCCCACAGGGCAGACAGCGTCTTGCCCGTACCGGGATCGTTGAACACGAACGCACGGCGGTGCAGCGTGAGGAAGGAGGCAGTCTCCTTCTGGTGGGACATCGGCGTGTAGCGCCCGGGCCACTCGTAGCGCCCGTAGATGGGAGACGGTACGTTCTTCACCCCCAGGTTGCGCAGCACACGCGCTTCGTCCAGGCCCCAGTAAACGGCTACGTCGTAGCCGCCACCTTCACGGGGCAGTGCCTTGCTCTTGGGGATGAGGGAATACTTATCCGGGTTGCGCGTCTTGAAGACGAGCAACCGGTTCTCAACGACTTCCATGCTTTCTCCTGTTGTTACTTGTCCCCGCGATTGGCCTTGACGCTGCGCATGCGCAGGTTGGTCTTCGCGGAGGTGCCGCCCTTGCTGAGCGGTCTGATGTGATCTACGTCCTTGCCGTCACCCTTCTTGGCTGCACCTGTCTTCTCCATCACGCGCCGCGCCTTGACGCGCTCGGCTCGGTTGGCGATCTGTTCGGGCTTGCCGTGGTACTCGGCGTATTCCTTCTTGTAGTCACGCGTGGCCATGCTTGGCTCCTAGTGCTTGGGGTTGAACGTGCAGGTGGCCACAGGGCACCATCCGCACAGAGGGGACTGTGATGGGTTCCACACCTCGGTGGTGTGCGCTGCTTCGAGCTTGGCCACACGCTCACGGTAGCGCCACCATGCTTCCTCGGCCTCACCGCGCAGCATGGCGTGGGTGGTCATCGACTCCTTGACGAGGAAGAACAGCGCCGACTTCACTTGCCTGATGTGGGGGAAGTGCGTGAACACCATGAGAGACATGAGGATCAGTTGATCTCGGTCGGGGTACTTGTTGTTACCTGTTTTCCAGTCAACCACCTTGGCCGACAGGTTGTCGTCGTCAATGATCAGCAGGTCGGCAATGCCGCGCACCCAACGGTTGGGATCGTTGAAGCCGCAAGGCTGCAGGTCACGCGTCACACCCATCTCGTGCTCGAACAGCTTGCGCCCAGGCTTACTGAGCACCGCGTCCACCACCGGCTTGAACTGCGCGTACTTCTCGGGGATGGGTGTGCCGTCCTTGCCGTAGTCCTCGATGGCCTTGTGCACGTCCTTCCCGTAGATGGTGTGCGTCGTCTCTTGGAACGGGTAGTTCTTTAGAACCTTGACCTCGTGGTAGCGCCGAGCGCAGCCCTCGAAGTCCTTCAGGCCGCTGTGGCTCCACGTGATGTTTGTTTCGCTCATTTGAACTTCGCTGACTTGATGGCCTTGGCAAGGCGCCCTGAGAACTCGGTGACGAAGTGCTCGTCGTTGTACAGGCGGTGACCCATGTCGTAGAGGATGGCGTGTGTGACCTCGTGCCAGAAGGTGTCGTCGATCTCAGCGTCCGTGAACTTGCGCCCTGTGAGGTTGCTGCTGGCGCCGATCTCGATGCGACCCAGGTCGTAGTAGGTGCGGCCCATCGTCGCCTTGCGGCGCATGGACTCGACCACGTCAACGGAATACATCTGCTTACCTACGCGGATGCGGACGGGGATGTTGGGCATGCTTTCTCCTTTGTTTAGTCTTTGGTCATTCCATACCGCTTGTGAACACCGACTCCCGCATCAAGCGGGATGCCCGGTAAATATGGCGGCTCCATAGTCATCTGCGCCAAGACCCAAGTCTTAGCGTAATCTTCGTCTCCTTCCGGTATCACGGCGATCAATTCGTCATGCACCGTGCCTACCAAAGGGTACTTCTTCGCAACCCTTAGCATCCCGTCTGTCATGACGCAGCGCGCCGTGCCTTGAACAATGTTGTTGGTGATCTTCCCGGCGTACAGCTTGATGCGCTTCTTGCCGTCAGCGTACGACCACTGGGATCGACCACCCTCGTCCTTGTCCTGGCGGAGATCAGGATACCGCATCGCCATGCCACTTGGCAAGACGATTTGTTCCTTGCGGAACGTGATGCACTTGTGCTTGTATTCCTTGCCCCGGTACAGGCTGTACTCGATCAGTTCCTGGCACAGGTTCCAGAACGCCACCACGGGCTGCGAGGCGGCGCGGTACTTGTCGATAATGGCCTTGGCTGCTAGGCAGTGGATGGCCAACTCCAGGGTCGAGCAGGTGTGCGGGATGGCCTCCAGCTTCTTGAGATTCTCGTCCCACTCTAGGAAGCGCCTGACGTCCTCGCCCGTGACGCCCAGAACCTTGGCGTCCTCCTTGGTGTAGCGCAGCGGCTTGGCGCCCAGGAACCCCACCAGAAGCTGCGCGGCGAACGACGCCCAACCCAACTGGTAGCCTGCCCCGATCAGCGCGCTCTTGGCTGCTTGCCGCTCCACGGGGTGCGTGTCCTTGGTCAGGCCCGGGATGCCGAACATCTGTGCGCCGAACTGGGCGTAGGCATCACTCCCTGATCTAAAAATATCCAGCAGCGCCGTGTTGTCCGACAGCACGCCGAGCACACGCGGTTCGATTTGAGAGAGGTCACCGGCCACCAGCAGGTGGCCCTCGGGCGCCATGATGGCGTTGCGCAGGAAGCTGCCACGCTTGAGGTTCTGCATGTTGATGGCCGACCCCTTGCTCGCCGTCCACCGCCCGGTGCCTGCACCGAAGTAACTCAGCGGAACCGGCAACCGGCCACGGTGCGCGATGTCGAGGAAGCGTTGTGCACGCGTGCGCTCACTGGTGGACTTGACCTTCAGCCGTGCTTGGCACAGCAGCATCACGTCTTCGTTGTCGCTGTTGAGCAGCGCCTGAAAGAGGGCATCATTCTTCGCAAGCGCGTACGTTTCAAGCCCCGTGGTCTTGCTGGTTTTGATCGGCGGAGGAACTCCGATTTGTTCGAGGAGCGCAGCAAACTTATCATTTGACGCAAGCGCAGCCTCATCCACGCCGAGCCTCTGTAGCAGTCCTTCACGGGCTTCCCTTTCTTCTACGATGGCCGCTTGCAGCATCCCCCGGTCGAGTTCCAGCAGCGGCCTCGTGTACATCTTCAGGGTGAGGTCGATGAGCCTAAGCTCTTTGGCAGGGAATCCAACCACCAGTCTTGCAAAGATGGACTCACACAGAAAGACGTCGTGCGCGCAGTATTCGGCCAACTCGTGCTCGATCTCGTCTGTAAGCTCTTCCAGTCCATCGGTCGAATGTACGGCTCGCCCTTTGGGGGGAAGGCCAAAATCGCTTGCCAGTTGTGCGAGGGAATTGCCAACCTCCACGCCGCGTAAAGCTCGCGCCATCGACAGCGTGTCGAAGATGAAGGCTGGCTGCACCCCGTAGCACCAAGAGAGGATGGATACATCGAACTGGGCGTTATGTGCAAGCACGGCTGTTCGTCCCCAGTCGATTCCAGAAACGTACTCAGGTAGGTCTGATCCTCCAATCCACTTAGTCGGTTCGTCGCTTCCGTGTATATGGACACAAGCACCGAAGGCCTTGAAACGTGCATCGCGTATGTACTCCTCCGTTGTCATCTTCGAGAGGGTGTACTCCTTGCTGCTCCAACGCGTCTCGAAGTCAATTGCAATGATCTGATCAAAAGGTAGGCTCATGCTTCTCCTTAGTGTTTTGTTTCTGTCTCTGTCGTGATCGCGTCCTCGATAAAGACGTTGAGTGCCGTGTTGACTATGCGCACCGACTCGTCGTACGTGGCGTTCAGCCCCATCGTCGTCATGCACTCACCCTTCTCAAGCAGTATGAGCACGCCCTGCGTGTTGTCTTCCGAGAAGGCGCGGAACAGCGTCTTGATGGCGTGGATCAGCGCCTCCTTCTTCTCCGGCTCCATGTTGGCGACCTCCGCCTCCATGTAACGCCCGTAATCTTCATTGTTCATGTAGTTGACTCCTAGCATCTAACCACCCCTGTAGTTCGTTGATGTTGTCCTCGTTGATCACGAGGGTCGTGCCGCCTGCAGTGCGTATCTTGAGCATCTCGGCTTCCTGCAGAGCGGTGGGTTTGTTCTTGCCTGCCTTGCACTCGATGGCCAGGAAGTGGCCATCGCAGCAGGCGATGATGTCGGGGATGCCCACCCTACCGTAGCCCGAGGCCACGGGGAAGAAGTAGTAAACCTTATGGGCATTGAGCAGTGTCACGCACTGCTTCTTGACCTTGACTTCAGGCGTCGCTGCCATGAGGAATCCCCATCACTTCTCGGTAATCGAAGTTGTCGAGGAAGCAGTCGCTGAGCGCCACGGTCTCATCACCGTAGAACGCAACCTCGTCGTTGTAGGTGTAGACGTACTTGGGCACGCGGATGGCGCTGCTGATGAAGTCCTTGCCCTTGTCTGTCACGCGCCAGATGCCAGAGCATCGCTTCTTCGGATCGTCGTTGGGCTTGCGCTGGATCAGCCCCCACCACTTGAGGGTGGACAACTGGTTGGTGCGCAGCACATCCTTGGGGCCGGTGGCGGGCACGTCTACCCACCCGTCCTCGTCACCCTGCTGCATGTTGAGCCAGATCAGGGAGCGCGCCATCGTGCGGTTGATGCCCCGCTTGTAGATGCTGCCCCATCGGGTGCACACAGGGCAGTATCCGCCTCCGTGGCGTATCGTCTCGCCCCAGTGATGGCGAAGTTTTTCAAGTGTTGTGTGTAGTTCCATTGCTTTCTCCTGTAGTTTTGGGTGGTGAAGGTGAGGGGGTGACGCAGATTCCTAGCCCCCTCGGTCTAGGTAAACGGATGCTTGCGCAGCAAGTACTTTCAGGCGGCACTGTGCAAGCGGTAAAAGTGGGTCGCATCTGCAAGGCTTGCCACCGTTACCAAACCAACGCGCCGCCTATGATTTCTTTGCCTGCTCTACCTCAAGCAGCTTGTCGATGTAGTGACGCGCCTTCTTGAGGTCTTCTATTCCGTTCTTGTGTCGCCACCGGCTGAGGTACTTGACGGCGTTGCCGTCCAGGTAGCCAAGATTCCAGTCAATGATGGCGTCCCAGGGTTCGATTTGGAACTGCTTGTAGTGGTTGCCCGCGACTTGCGTATCGTTTGCTCGTGACGGTGCGGGTTGTTGTGCATGTCCAGCCGCAGGTCCTGCGGTGTCCCCACTGTCGTGAACCTTTGTTTGCACTGTGAGCATTCATATCTCCTTCGCTTCAGTCCACCAGTTGTGGCTCTAACTTCAAGGGCGTGGGCTCTCGCTCCACACTCGGGGCACTGCATGATGTCAACATCTCCATTAGTTTGATCTGCTTCTTCTTGGCGCGGTAGGCGACCTGCTTCTCTGCGTCGGACTTGCGATGACGCCGCTTGTCGTTGCCCTCACCAAGTTTGTAGATTTTCGCCAGATCACGGCCTCGCGGGTCTTTCTCCCACCCGCTGATGTGGGCGGCGCCCGCACGGTGGAGTTCGCGTGTGTATTGGAGTACGGTCACGTAGTGAAGGCCCGTCTCGTTGGCCAGTTCCTGGCAGGTGTAGGTGCCTTCGAGGAGGAGCTTGATCAGGTGGGCCTGCGTGATCGCGTTGATCTTGATCATGCGCTTGCCCTTTTGGTTGGGTGGGCTCACTGCCGATCCTTTATGTTGCCAAGCCGCTGCCAGATGAGTTCGGCTTCTTCCGGCGGAACCTCTGTCGAGTTCTCAAACAGCGTGCCGTCTTCCATCATCTGTTTAATCGCGGCCATCATCTCGTCCAGTTCTTCCTGCGTGCCATCGAAGTTGTCGAAGGCTCCAGGTACGATCTCAAGTTTCAGTTTCTTGTCGGTCATTTCTTTTCCTCAGTCGAAGTAGTTCATCAAGCATCCGCTCCATCTGGTCTGCGGCGTGTAGGTGAAACGGGCTGATGGGGATGTTGCTTGCGAGGGTTCGCATCATGCCGATGGTCACCCGCACTGATCTCTCAGACACTCCCCGCTTTTCCTTGGGTTCCCGCGCTGCCTGTATCTGCGCCAGTATCTCGGCCCCGCGCTTGCGGTGGTACTCCCGCTCTTCCTTGGTCTGCTTGGGCTTCTGGTTTGCGTTGTGGTCACCGCTCATTCCTGCCCCCTCGCTCTGATGGCGTCGGCGCAACAATTTATTCCAAACCCATCTGCGTAAAGCCGTTCACACACCTTCGCGCACGCCTCACGCTCGGCTGCTACGCCACTCGCATACCCATCCTCCCATGCGTTTTGGGATTGAATCCTTGGGTGGTCTAACGCATTGCACAGGGTGTTCTCCCATGCGAGGAATGAACCAGATGGTTTGTTCATCCCTGCCCCCTTGCTCTGATGATGGATGCAGTTATGTGCAGTCCCTCGTCATCACACACCTTCGCACACGCCTCACGCTCGGCTGCGGCGACAAGGGCGGCGAAGCGTTCAAGTTCTTTTGGGAACATGTCTGTAACAGCAGGCCACAGCCCAACCTCCCGCGCCATGCGGATGATGTCTTCTTTCATTTCTCATCCCTCCATGTGCCATCCTTAAAGATGAACCGTGTAAACAGCAGGTTGCCACCCAAGTCGTAGTGTGCTGCCATGCAAGGCAGGTTGTTGAGCGCAGGTGATCGGGACTGAAGACCCACGCTACTCTTGTACTCATGCGGGAAGTAGTACATGGTTGTGTGTGCTTCCTTGGGTGTGTCTGGTGGTGTGGTGAAGTCGTACAGATCGCGCTTCATGCTTGTCCCCTTGCTCTGATGGCTGCGGCTGCGCTGCTGCCGGGGTCGTCTTCGTTCCATGCGTCTAGTTCTTCACACACCTTCGCACACGCCTCGCGCTCTCGCTCTGCCACCAGTCGGGCAAAGTGTTCAAACGAAGCAATGCCCGTGCTAGAAGCGACCAGGAAGTGACGGTCGATGTAGGCATGCGCCTTGTTTGCCATGTCGATGATTTCGTCGCGGGTCATTTCTTCCCCCTGTCTTTGAGTTGCCCCGGTTTAGGTGCCAACAGTGCTGCATCAGACAAGGCCAGTCGTTCGCGCAGGGCGATTGCGGTGTTGCAGATAACCACGCCACCAGCATACGTTCGCTGCATCACATGGTTCTCAAGACAGTCCAACGCCTGCCGCAGCAGGGCGGTGTCCGAATCATTAACCGCATGAAGGCGGCGCAGTTCGGCGGCGGCTTCTTCGTGGTGCGCGGCTTTCTTCAGATCGTTGTCAATCAACTCAGCCAGTCTCAACGCTTCACTCATACCATCCCCCACAAATAACTGATCAACACCGCCACTGCCACGAACGGCCCGAGGAAGATCACGAGCAGGATGGACACCGCCCAGGCCAGGGCGAACAAGTCACCAAGCCATCTCATGCGGTCTTCCTCGCTTCTTCTTTCTTGCGCTGCTCTTCTTCCCACGCAGCGCGCTCGTCCGGGTTCATCTTGGCCCACTCGTGCGCTTGCTTGATGGCGTCGAAGTCCACACCTGTTGAAACCCCCACGTACTCGCGCAGTGGGTCTGAGCGTTCGGGTTTCTTCAGTTTCCGTATCGCCTTGGCTTCGATCTGACGGATGCGTTCGCGGCACACGTCAAACTTGGCGCCTACCTCGTCCAGCGTGTAGTCGTTTTGCGTGTCGATGCCGAAGCGCATGCGCAGCACCTTAGCCTCGCGCGGCGTGAGGCTGTCGAGCACCTCACCCACAACACGTTGCCTGTCTTCCTCCTCCAGCCCAGCATCGGGGGCGGGGGCTTCAAGCAACTCTCCCGTGTGTCGCGCAAGGGTCAGCACCATCTCCTTGTGGTTCATGCTGAAGTGCGACTTGTTGGTCGGCAGCACGAAGGCCAACTGCTCCTTCGTCCACAACTCTTCCGGCAACAGTCCAAGGAAGTCACAGAGGCTCTGCGCAGTGGGGGTGAGGTCACCCGTGCTGGCAATCGGTGAGGTCTTGAAGTTGATCAAGCCGCCGACGAGCGACTGGCCCAGGTTCGCAGCCTTGCAGAACTGCGCCACGTTCTTGTAGCCCGCAAGCTCAATCGCACTGAGGATCAGGTTGTTCCTGACCTTGAGGTCTATGCGGTATTCGCCGTCGTTGTTCATAGCAGCACACCCGCCCAGTGAAGGAAGTAAACGATGGCGAAGAACAGGAAGCCAATCGCGCCCAGCATGGCGGCGAGCCAGCCCAAATCTTCTAGGCCATCATCTTCGTATCGGTTCATTGATTTCTCCTAGATCAGTGCCTCCGGCATGGTTTCCCACGCCTTCGGCTTTGGTTGTTTAGGTTGCTTGTATGGTCGGCCCTTCCACGTTGGGAAGGGCCAGACCTTGGGTGGTGGGTCTAGTGCTTCTTTTGCACTTCGTACGGCTTTGCGAGTAGCCATCGGTCACCCAGTTGTCGAACGCTCTTGACCCACTGCCGTTGGTTGTGGCGCTGCGTGTGCAGCGGTACGTAGTCCACGGCGAACAACTCACGTACCAGTTTCAATGCGCGTGTTTTCATTCTGTTCTGTCCTCCTCTGTTCTCTCCGCTTCTTGAATGTCAGTGATGTCCCAGTTGGCCTCGTCGGCGTCGCCATCGACGTAATCCTCCAGGTTGTTCATGAGCTTGTCCGCTGCCTCATCTTCAGAGTAGGCGCTGACGACAACGGTGATGTAGGACTCGCGCCTGAGTTCGATCTCGTAGAACTTCATGCTGCACCTCCCAGGAACAGGATACGCAGGCGCTGCCAGAAGGTTAAGTGCGAGAAGGGTTGAAGCACGGGCACCTCGATCTGGATCGGTGGGCGCTCCCTGAGATCGCGTATCTCCTGGCGCATCTGCAGCATGCTCTCCGCAGCGTCAGCCAACTCATCCTTCAGCCGCTTGCGATCCCACAGCAGCATGGTGCGCTCATCAGCCAGGGACTTCTTTGGCGCTGGCGCTGGCGCAGGCGCTGCAGCCGGTGCAGCTACTGACTCAGCCTTCTTCGTGTACTTGCGCTTGGGCGCGCCCTTGAGAATCTCCAGCTTGCGCTCGTACGCACGCTTGGCCTTGGCCTTCTTGGCCCGCACGCGGGCGGCGTTCTGCACGCTGAAGACGTACTGCTTACTGCAGCCGACCTCGTCGGCAATCTGTGCACGGGTTTTGTTTTTGTCTTTGAGCAGGGTGCGGATGAGTTCCGCCTTGTTGATCTTGGTTGGGGTTGTTACGGTTTCGGTCATTACTTTCTCCTTTGTGGTTGTGGGAAGTCCAAGTTTAGACAGAAGCAACCGAGGGCGCAAGCCCTCGGAAGAAGAGATGTTGATAGAGAAAGAGACGGGCTTCACGCTGCAGCCAGAGCCAACTCAACTGCGCGGTTCTTGAGCGTGTCGCCCTGGCCCCACAGAGCAGAGGCAGTGCGGTTCTCATCCGAGTGAGCGCGGATGTGGTGGTCAGCGTACTCGGTGACCGCGTTGAGCCAACCCCACGCAGTTTGGTTAGCAGTTTCCAACTGAGCCCCACGCGCAGCACCGTTGAACAACTCCATCACGCGGATGAATCCACGCGACTCCTTGACCTTGTCGGCGTCCTTGGTTGTGCCGGTCTTGAACAGGTGGAGCGTGAGGTCTTCGGCCAGGGGGCGTGCGACCTTGATGCCCGCCAGTTGGCGGCTCATCTCCATGAAGGCATGGAACTCGGCGTTGGCGTTCTCCAATACTGATTGGACTTCTTCAGGCTTGAACTCGCTGCGGTGCGTCACCCGCACTGCTGCCTTGCCCTCGCGTGCCATGCTCAGGGTGTTGTTGCACACCACGCGCACCGTCGTCCACCGGGCCTCGGTGGCCAGGGAGCCATCGGCTGAGGTAGACAGGAGAGCGTAGGGCACGATCCTGTCGGAGTACCCATCGACGCAAACCCCCGCTGCCATCTTCGCTGTGGCGAAGTACCGCTTGCCACCAAACAAAACCCCGGCGCTTTCAATCGTCATGCCACCTGCCGTGGCCCAGTCGCGGAAGAACTCCAGCACCTCACGGGGCTGCACCACTTTGTACGAATCAGACACCACGCCAAGCGCGTCCTTCGTATCAGACCTAAACAACACAACCTTGTCCTTCACTACCTTCATCTGGTCGGCGTTCTGCCCACGCTCGGTGGCGTAGCGCACGTACCCACGCTGCACTTCATAGTTCATACCGGCTTCCTCTTGCCATTTCTCAATGGACTGACCGGGCAGCATCAGTTGCCCCAGGCCATGCCACTCGCGTTGGGTGGATGCGTAAGAGGTGGTGCCTGCTGCGTTTGTATAGAGTTGATGAGCCATGTTGCTTTCTCCTAGTTGAGATTGCCGCTGATCCGCAGCGGCTACGGGTTGTCCAGAAGTGGACAGTGTAACCCCTTCCCACGGTTGTGGGAAGGACTCGGGTGAAAAAAATTTAGCTGACGCTGACCTCGAAGGTCAGGTCGCGCACTGCGTCCTTGACGGCGTCCTCCAGGGCATAGTGCTTCACGAAGTCGTCGAGGTCGTGGTCTTCCATTGTGCGGAGCATCCGGTCGTACTCGTCATGGTCGTACTCTTCGCAGTGGGCGCTGATGGCTTCCTCGATCTTGGCCTCGACCATGCTGCCCACCAGCGGGGTGACGAGCGCGCGGAGGGCGTCCATGTCTACGGTGACGTTCGTCTCCTTCTGAAAGAGTGCAGCCTCGGTCAGTCGGGTTTCCAACTCAGCGATGCGCTGAGCCAGGGGCTGGGTGGCCTGCACGATGGCCGCGTTGAGGAGTTGGTTGAAGATGGTGTTGATGTCAATCATGGTTGCTTTCTCCTAGTTGATGTGCCACTGAACCGCAGTGGCCACGGATGGGGACAAGCGTCCCCGATCTCAGTGTGTTGTCCCACGCTCGATGGTGTAGACCCGGTCACCGTCGCGCACGCTGACCTCAGCATCGGGGTCGCGCTTGCTGAGTTCCTCGATGACTTGGCGGTACGTCATACCCGGCACCATCTCAGCATCGAGATCAGCCGCGCTGCGTAGGTACTCGATCAGTTCCTTGACCTTCATGACCTGTGTTCCTGGTACTTGATGTAGAACTGAGTGAACAGGTCGGGGAAGGCAGCGCGTAGGCGTGCGTTGTTGTGGCTGTCGGCGTGGACATACGCCTTGCCGATGCTCTTAGCGAAGTCACCCCCCTCACCGATCATGCACAGCGCAGCGTGCAGGTAGTCGTCGTCCTTGGTGGGGCGCACGGGTAGTGCGGTGATGTTGTCTTTCATGCTGTCTGCTCCTCTTTCTTCTGCTTCACGATGCGTCCACGATTGTCGAACTCGACGTTGGCCAGGACGAAACTGCCCTCGACTTGGGGTTGGTACCACTCGATGTTGTAGCTCGCGTCGTCGGACACCGGCACATACCACACCCAGTAGGTGTTCTTACGCTTGTTGGCCCAGGTCATCAACTCGTTGAGGTCTGTGCCTGAGCGCCACTCCCAGATCGATGTGATCAGGAAATGGAAAGTGGGTTGGGTGTGCGTGAGTGTGGTGGGTTTGATTACTTGCATGGTCACTCTCCTTTCTTGATGTACTCGACAAGCGCCTGCATCGCATCGATGGCGGTGTCGAAGCTCTCGCCCTTGTTGATGAAGCCCCCAGTGATGGGGCCGGTGGACTTCCACACCTTGTACGCACCCTCGTCGCCGACGATCTGGTAGGTGTAGAGGAACTCTTCGTTGTCGTAGGTCTGCATAAGAACTTCGTTCATGGTCACTCTCCTTGGGTTGTGGGGCGGCACCATGCCGCCCCGGTTTGATTAGGCGCAGACGATCTTCTTGATCTCTTTGCGCACGACTTCTTCCTCGTAGCCCTCGACCACTATGCGGCAGGTCGGCGAGTCGCTCTTCACGTAGGTGAACAGCATGACGCTGATCTTGAAGGTGGTGGGGATGTGGTACGCGCCGCAGTTCTTCTCAATCCAACGCGTGTGCTTGCTCGGCTTGGGCGTCCAGGGAATCTCGCGGTTGAAGCTGAAGTCCCGGTTGGGCGTGTCGCTGTTGGCATAGTCAGAAGTCTGCGACGCCCACTCATCCCCTGCGAACTTGGCGAGCAGCTTGACCAGTTGCTTGTCCTTGAAGGACTCCAGGCCGATCAGGCGCAGGATGAAGGTGGCGCTGTCGCTGTAGTCACTGACGCTGAAGCGCACCTCCTTGCGCAGGGCAGGGGGGAACATGGCGAGGATCTTCTTGACCTCGGGGTGGCGGGCAAGCTCGACCCGCATGGCGCTCTGGTGAGCGTTGATGGTGGCGTTGCGTTGTGCTGCTTGAATCTTGTTCATGGCTTTCTCCTTGAAGTGATGGGGACAGTTGTCCCCGTTGGGTTAGAAGTGCTTGGCTCCGTTGCCGTGCACCACGATGGCGATGGACTTCGCCTTGACTTGGGTGCCGCCACACAGGCGGCAGTCCACACACTGCACACCTCGGGACGAGGGGCACAGAATTTCTTCTGAGCGGACGATGTCCGCTACATCCTTGACTAACCTAAAAGTTCTAAACCCCGACGACCAAGCGGCCTGAGCCTGGGGTAGTGTGTCCGCCGACACCATGAAGTGCACCGGGTTGGCGCGGTTGTGGGTGTATGCGGTGTGTCCCTCGGCGGCGTAGAGCAACTCCGTCCACACATGCTCGGGCACTGCAGCCCCGTCACCGTATGTGCCGATGCGCACCATGCGTCCTCGACCAAGTTCCCTGCGTTCGTGGCGTTGGGTTCGGTCTGGGTACAACCCACGCTGCAGCCCCTTCCACACCTGCGTTGGCCCTTGGCCAAGGACGACATAGCAAGCCCGCTCCTCTGCCTGTTTTTTCTCAGGGTCTAGTGTCGGCGTGCCGCGCAGTGCGCAGTCGCCACAGATGCTGTAGTCCTCGCCGTACTTGTTTGCGGTGAGTGGGTCGATGTCCTCCCGCAGGATGTAGGTCTGCAGCATGTCGCCTGTCTTCCGGTTGGTCGATGCCCACACGGCGACGACGATGATGGGCGCGCCGTCCAGTTGGGACGGCCCTCTGAAAATTACTGCTCCTGGCATGTTGCTTCTCCTTTCGTGTTGGGGGCGTAGGTCACGATGCCGTAGTAGTTCTGCGCGATCACATAGGTGTCGTACCCGTCACGGGCGATGGCGTGCTCGCCCTGCGCTTGGGCCTCCTCGAAAGTGAGGAAGGTCTTGATGAAGTCGATGCGTTGGAAGTCAGCGTGATGTTCGTCGCCTTCCTCATAGGTGGCAGCGTCTCCGACGATCAGTGTGTATCTCATTTGCTTTCTCCTTCGGTTGGTTGGACTTCTCTCACAGGCGAGCCCATCACTGGGCGTTGGCCACACTGGGGACACCACTGCGTGGCCTCACCCGACAGGTTGGGCGTGTGCTTGGCGAGCACCACCGGGGCAGTCCACGCGTGGCCACACCCGCACTCCCAGTCTCGTACCTTCATGCTGTCTCTCCTTTCACTGACGAATCTGAAACACATCCGACCCGCACTGGGTCACGTCCAACCCCTCCTTGAGCATCCACTCGAAGGTGTTGCGCAGCCAAGCGTTGTCGATGGCCTCGATGGAGTCGTACTCCCGCACCTGAGCGTCCGATGGGTAGCGGCGCACGGTTGACCAAGGGTTGGGGCGAACCCACTCGCCCGTGTTGTGATGCACAAATTTCATTTGCTTTCTCCTTCGTTGTTGATGGGGACATTTGTCCCCGTTGATTAACTCGCCATCGCCCGAAGAAACTCGGGCTCCGCCAGTGGTCGGCCATTTTTCGGTTGCTCTGCACACACCGACCACAAACTCGATAACTCCTGCAGTGCAGTATCAGAAATAAATACCGACCAATCCGCAGGATCGTCCGCTTCAACGAAACATAACTCCCCTTTCTTCTCAATACCCGGCAAGGTCATCCGAGTATGTATGGCCTTGTTGTTTTGAATCTCCCAATCCTCCCGGTCAATACCCGTTTTAATTACCCGGTCGATGCGGCCCAGCAGGTCAGCCAGTACCTGGGTGTAGCGCGTGGCGAATGCGAGGCGGGCCTCGGTGTAGCGTGGTGCTGCCGATGGGGCGAGCATCGCCTGCCACTTGGTTCGCTCAGCCCGGATGTGCAGCAGCGTTGTGTGCCACGTGTCGCGCCTGACCGAGCGCCAGTGAGTGCGCGATCCCTGCCCTGCGTTCGCCGCGTTGGTCGCAGCAATGCGCGCCTTGCGTGCAGCGAACACCATCTCCTTGATGTGGTCGGGCGTCTGCTGATACGCGAGCCACTGCTTGAGTTCGCCCTCGGTCATCTCTTGGATGGTCTTCTCGGGATGGCAGTGGTTGCACACCTTGAAGGCCATGCGCTTGGTTCCCTGCCACCGCCGGAACTCCTGGCGTGGTCGCTCCTCACCGCAGCGGATGCACCGGTCATGCCACGCAAGCGGCTTGTCCTTGGAGTTGGTGGAGCCCGCGCGGCGGCGGGATTGAAGGATGTCTTCCCATGTACGGGTCATGCTTTGCTCCTGATGTTGACGAAAACTACCACGTCTGGCCCAACTTTCACGCCCCTTGGCCAGTGATGGGGCCGAACTAAGTGCTTGATTCTGCACAGGATGTCACGAGGTGTCCAGCTTTCCCCATATACAAACAACAGCAAAGGACTAAAAGGAAAAAGGAAAAGAAGGACAAAGACACACACAAAAATACTACTACTACTACTACATATTACATATAGATATATATAGTGGCGAGTTCGGTGGACAGTGAACAGAATCAAGGACTTAGCCCGCGCTTGGTACGGGACAAGGGGCAGAAAAGATGGTCGAGTACCAAGAACCTTACAAAATGTCGCCCGACCCTGGGGTCGGACGACAAAGGGGACAAATGTCCCCGTTCTTACCCGTTGCGCAGCCAAGTCCTGCGCTCCCAGTACTTGATCTCGGCCTTGCCTTCGCGCTCCTCGATCTCGCGCAGGAGTCGCTCCTTGATGCGGTCTAGTTCGGCCTTGGCCTTGGGGTTGGGATGCCCGCGCAGGGGCAGGGCACGCTGTTGGTGGCGGTTGATGTGGGGCATGGTCTAGTCCTTGTAGATGTTGAGCCAAGTCAGTGCTTCCTTGCGGGTGGAGCACTCGCGTACGGTGCGGTCGCCCACCTTGACGATCCACTCGATGAGCGGCGTGGTTCGGTGGTTGTAGGTTTCGCGCCGGTACAGCGCGGCCTTGCCTATGGTTTGCTTGAGTTCAAGCATGGTTCACTCCTGGGTGGTGGGTTCGGCGCAGACAGCCTTGTAGGCGAAGTACTCGATGACGAACTGCGGGGCTTCGCACTCCTGGGCCAGGGCAGACATCGCCCAGTAGCCTTCCTTGCTGATGGGTTCGCGGGTGCGGTGCTCCATGTCCATCACGGCGCGCAGCAGGTGGTTCAGGTGGTCTTTGGTCATGGTCGGTTCTCCGGTGTCAAAAGTGGCGAGGAAACAGGTTGAATAACGCAACCCCCCTCGCGCTCGGGGTTGCGTGGCGGAAATCGAACGGGGACAACTGTCCCCATCACTTGGCGAAGGCAGCAGCGATGGCGGTGGAGGCCAGCTTGCGTGCTTGCTCGTACTCGTTGCAAGCCTTGGCGAGCTTCGCTGCCAGGGCAGCGATGTGCTCGGGCACTTCGAGTTCCTCGCCCTTGTCGCTGCCCTTGCCCATCAGGTCGCCCAGGAGGCGCTGCAGGGCTTTCTTCGCCGCTTCGTACTTGGGCGCAGCCTTGTCGAGCACCTTGCGGCCCTTGGCCTTGCCATCCCCATCGATCAGGGGAACGGCATAGAACGCGGCGACAACGGGCAGCAGCGCGGCCCTGACGGCTTCCTCGCCTTTGCCCTTGACCTCGGGGCAGTTGCGGGCTTCGGCGATAGCGTCCCCGTAGGCGTTGGCAGCGTTGAGGGCAGCGTTGATTGCGTTGATGAATGCTTGCATGGTTACTCTCCGATTGAATGGGGACAAATGTCCCCGATGGGTTGCGAGGGTCAGCGGCGAATCCCCAGGAAACGCCGCCCCTCATATAAGGGGTCAACCCCCCTAAGCGGGGTCGGGCCGGATACTCGATTTCGGGGTATTTCGACCCCCACCTACCCCCCACCCCCCGATATTGAGGCGGCGACGACATCGTCACATGAACACTAATCCCCAACCGCACTCCGCATTTTTCCCAAACTCCACCTCAAACCCGCCAAAATAACCCCCACCCCCATATAAATCCAAAATAAATACCCCCCTATACCCCAAAAAATTTCCCACAAATACAGTCCAACCTTTGACATACACCGGCGAAAAAAAGCCCCGCGCTTTGCAGCCGGGGCGGAAGTTGCAACCTGCAACAGAGAGGAGAAAGCATGAACCAACTTGCGTACATGCCGGTTGCGAATATACACTCCGCGCTATTCGGTCACAAGCCCCGCTTGGAAATGCTTGAACACTTGCTGGATTTCACCCCTCCACCGGCTACGCCGCAGAGCGTGGTTCCTTTAACTCAGGCCACGCCAGACGACATCGTCGCCGCTCAGCTAAATACTGCTGACTGGTTGGAGAAAATGGGCGCCCCCTCCACGGACGACGCCCTGAAATCAGCAGCCGCCTCAACGGCGCAGCAAGCGTTTTCCGCGCTGACCACCCAAACACCCGAAGAACAGCGCAAAGCCCTGGTCCAGTTAAAAACGCCCGCTGCCGTTCGGCACCTGACGGGGATGCTGACCGCCTATGACTGGGAGTTTGTGGAGCAGGCCAAGGAGCTTCGCGGCTACGCCGTGAGCCAAATCCTTGAGGAAACCAAGCACCCTGATGCGAAGATCAGGTTAAAAGCCTTGGATATGTTGGGTAGAGTGACTGAAGTGGCGCTGTTCACGGAGCGGGTCGAAGTTAAAAACAACACTCTGTCCGACGCCGAGATCGAAGCCAAGATCAAGGAGAAGATCAACCGCTTCATGCAGGTCACGGACGTGATTGATGTGGCGGAAAGCCAGGATGTAGTGGACGAGGCTCCGCAAAACGACGAGCCGACACCCGATGAACCTGCAGAATCTAACTAGCCTGACCCCGCGCGAGCTTGCGGCGCTCCAGGCGGCGCTGCCGACGCTGTCTTTGCAGGAGAAAGTCGAGCTTTTTGAGGCTCTGGAGGAAAAAGAGCGTAGGTTGTCGCGCCAACTGGCCAAAACCAGCCTGATTGAGTTCGCCAAGCACGTCTATCCGGGGTTCAAGGTGGGGCCGCACCACAAAAAGCTGGCGCGCATCTTTGAAGACGTGCTTGCGGGCAAGAAAAAGCGGGTGATCATCAACATCGCCCCGCGTATGGGTAAGTCCGAATTCTCCAGCTACCTGTTCCCCGCATACTTCCTGGGGCGCTTCCCAGAGAAGAAGATCATCATGGGCACGCACACAGCGGGCCTGTCCGAAGACTTTGGTCGGCGCATCAGAAACCTGATCGCCAGCGACGAATACGCTGAGTTGTACCCCGAAACCTGTGTTGCCGAAGACCAAAAAGCCGCCGGGAAGTGGTCAACCTCCAAGGGAGGCCAGTATTACGCTGCTGGTGTCGGTGGTGCTCTGGCTGGTCGCGGTGCTGATCTGTTCGTTATTGACGATCCTCACTCTGAGCAAGACGTAAAAATAAACAGCCGCCTCGCGTTCGACACGGCGTGGAACTGGTTCCAAACAGGCCCGCTGCAACGCTTGATGCCGGGGGGCGCCATCATCGTCATCATGACGCGGTGGTCGCTGCTCGACCTCACTGGCCGTCTGATTGACTACCAGACCAAAAACCCCGACGCCGACCAGTGGGAGATCGTGGAACTGCCCGCGATCTTGAATGAAGGCCAAGAGAACGAAAAGTCTCTGTGGCCAGACCAGTGGCCACTGGACCAACTCAAGTCCAAGAAAGCCAACCTCGACCCGAGGTTCTGGAACGCGCAGTACATGCAGCAGCCTACGGCAGACTCCTCTGCCATCGTTGGGCGCCATCACTGGCGGATGTGGCCAAAAGACGACCCGCCCCAGTGCGAGTACGTGATCCAGTCCTGGGACACGGCGTTCGAGACAAAAACCACCTCCGACTTCAGCGCCTGCACCACGTGGGGCGTGTTCTATAACGAAGAGGAAGGGGATTCTCCCCAACTCATACTCCTCGATGCCTTCAAAGACCGGATGGCGTTCCCCGAGTTGAAACAGGTCGCGCTTAAGCACTACAAAGAGTGGGAGCCTGACGCGTTCATCGTGGAAAAGAAGGCAGCGGGTGCGCCTTTGATATATGAGTTGAGAAATATGGGCATCCCCGTGGCTGAGTACACACCGTCGCGCGGCAACGACAAGGTGGTGCGGATGAACGCGGTGGCAGATTTGTTCTTCTCTGGGAAAGTCTGGGCGCCCGACACGCGCTGGGCGCGGGAAGTGATTGAAGAGATGGCGGCGTTCCCTGTAGGCGAGAACGACGACTTCGTGGACACTACGACACAGGCGCTCCTGCGCTTCCGTCAAGGGGGCTTCATCAGCCTCGAATCCGACGAGCAAGACGAACAACGCTACTTCGCGCCACGCAAGGCGGCGTACTACTGATTAGGAAAGGCCAGACATGGCAACGAACATCGACAAGGCGCTGTACGGCGCGCCCGTGGGTCTGGAAGAGATGGCGCAGGCTGAGCCTGAGTTGGAGATCGAGATCGTCAACCCAGACGAGGTCAACATCGGCATCGATGGGCTGGAGATCAGCCTCACCCCTGAGGAGCCCGAGGGTGGTGGGTTCGATGCGAACCTAGCGGAGGAGCTTGACTCGTCCTTCATCGAAGGACTCGGCTCCGACCTGTCCGCAGACATCACCCAAGACGTGGGTTCCCGCAAGGAGTGGGAGAAAGCGTACGTCGATGGCCTGAAGTTGTTGGGCTTGCAGATCGAAGAGCGGACAGAACCGTGGAACGGCGCATGCGGCGTGTTCCACCCGATGATCACGGAGGCCGTGGTCAAGTTCCAGTCCGAGATGATCACCGAGACGTTCCCTGCGCAGGGCCCGGTGAAGACCAAGATCATCGGCAAGGACACACCCGAGGTGAAAGAGGCCGCTGTCCGCGTCGAGGACGACATGAACTTCGAGTTGACCGAGGTCATGAAGGAGTTCCGGCCTGAGCACGAGCGCATGCTCTGGTCGCTGCCCGCTACGGGCTCGGCGTTCAAGAAGGTGTATTACGACCCGAACCTGGGTCGTCAGGTCAGCATGTTTGTGCCTGCGGAGGACATCATCCTGCCGTACGGCGCCACCGACATGGACACCTGCTACCGCCTGACGCACGTCATGCGGAAAACCAAGAACGACATCATCAAGCTGCAGGCTGCTGGCTTCTATCGGGACATCGAGCTTGGCGAGCCGGACAAGAACAAGACCGACATCCAGCAAGCCAAGGACAAAGAGACTGGCTTCCGCGACCTGAATGATGATCGCTTCACGCTGTACGAAGTCCATGTGGACTTAAATATAAAAAAAGATCAGTACGGCGAAGGAGAAGACTCCGAGATCGCGCTGCCGTACGTCGTGACCATGATCAAGGGCACGAATGACGTGTTAGCAATAAGGAGAAATTGGAGTGAGGACGACCCACTCAAACTCAAGCGCCAGCACTTCGTGCACTACCAGTACATCCCCGGCTTCGGGGCGTACGGCTTTGGTCTGTTCCATCTGATTGGCGGGTTCGCCAAATCCGCAACGTCTCTGATGAGACAACTGGTGGATGCGGGCACGCTGAGCAATTTGCCGGGGGGTTTGAAGAGCCGAGGGCTGCGCATCAAGGGCGATGACACCCCCATCGCTCCGGGCGAGTTCCGCGATGTGGACGTCGCTAGTGGCAACATCCGCGACAGCATCCTGCCCCTGCCGTACAAGGAGCCGTCCGGCGTCTTGTACCAGTTGCTCGGGAACATCGTAGAGGAAGGCCGTCGCTTCGCTGCCACCGCAGACATGAAGGTGGCCGACATGTCGGCGCAGGCGCCGGTGGGTACGACCCTGGCCTTGCTGGAGCGTCAACTAAAAGTCCTCACCGCTGTCCAGGCTCGTACGCACTTCTCGCTCAAGCAGGAGTTCAAGCTCCTGAAGAACCTGATCCGCGACTACACGGACCCGGACTACACCTACGACCCCGAGTACGGGACGAAGCGTGCCAAGCAGGCTGACTACGACTTGGTCGATGTCATCCCCGTGAGTGACCCCAACGCTGCCACGATGTCGCAGCGCGTCGTTCAGTTCCAAGCCGCCATCCAGATGGCGCAGATGGCTCCGCAGATTTACAACCTGCCTGAGCTTCACCGGGGGATGCTGTCTGTTCTGGGCATCAAGAACGCCGAGAAGATCGTGCCGCTGGAGGAGGACCAGAAGCCCACCGATCCGGTCACCGAGAACCAGAACATCCTCAAGCTCAAGCCCGTCAAGGCGTTCTTGCACCAAGATCACGACGCTCACATCGCCGTGCACAACATGATGATGCAAGACCCGCTGATCGCCGCGCAGTTGGGACAGAACCCGCAGGCGCAGCAGTTGGCTGCGTCGCTGCAAGCGCACATCGCTGAGCACATTGGCTTCAAGATGCGCAAGCAGATCGAAGCGCAGTTGGGCATGCCGCTGCCTCCCGAGGACGAGAAGCTCCCGCCGCAGGTGGAGATCGCGCTGTCCACCATGATGGCCCAGGCCGCAGGTCAGGTGGTGGCGCAGAGCCAGCAGCAGGCCGCGATGATGCAGGCGCAGCAGCAGATGCAAGACCCGGTGATCCAGATGCAGCAGCAAGAACTGGCGCTGCGTCAGAAGGAACTGGAGTTGAAGGCGCAGAAGATCATGCTCGATGCAACGGCCATGTCTGACAAACAGGAGCTTGAAGCTGAGCGCGTGAAGGGCGACCTGGAGCTTCGCGCCATGAAGACCCAGGCCGATATTGAGAAAGACAAGGCGATGCTCATCGCTCAGCAAGAACGTGAAGGCGTCAAGCTGGGCGTCGAGATTGCCAAAACCCGTGCCGCACAGGCACGTCCACCCATTAGGAACACTAAGTGATCCACGACTTCGCACGCGTATTGCGCGAACAAATACGCACCGACATGAACAACTACGCCGATGACTTGGCGGGGGGTTCGTGTCGCACTTTTGAGGAATACCAGAAGCTCTGCGGCGTCATCCAAGGTCTGGCGATGGCAGAGCGTTACATCCTTGACCTTGCAAAGAAAGCCGAAGATGCAGACGAGTGAAGCGGGAATCATCCTCCCCCCAGGCATCAGCCTGCCCAAGACCATTCAGCCCCAGGACGAACAGGACGAGAACCTCGCCCCTGAAGAGAAGGCCACAGCCCTTCCAGAGCCTGCAGGTCACAAACTGCTGTGCATCGTGCCGGACGTTTCAGACACGTTTGAGAACTCCAGCCTGATCAAGGCCGACACGTACATGAAGCAGGAAGAACACGCCACCACGGTGCTGTTCGTGCTCAAACAAGGCCCCTCGGCCTACAAAGACCCCGAGCGTTTCCCCACGGGAGCTTGGTGTAAACCCGGAGATTTTGTGCTGGTGCGTACCTATTCTGGTACGCGGTTCAAGATTTTTGGCAAGGAGTTCCGTCTCATCAACGATGACCAAGTTGATGCTGTTGTGCAAGACCCTCGCGGACTCACCCGCGCTTGAAGGAGTGAAAGATGGCGATTGATAAGGAAGAGTACAAGTTCCCTGACGAGCAGGAGAACGAAGTCAAAGTCGAGACTTCGGGTGAAACCGACGTCGAGATTGAGGTCGTAGACGACACGCCCGAGCGTGACCGTGGCCGTAAGCCTCTGGAGCGGGAGGTCGCTGACCCGACCGAAGAAGAGATCGAGTCTTACTCGGCCAACGTGCAGTCGCGGATCAAGGAGTTGACCCACGCACGTCACGACGAACGCCGTCAAAAAGAGGCTGTAGCCCGGGAAAAAGCCGAGCTTGAGCGTCTTGCACAGCAGTTGATCGACGAGAACAACCGGCTGAAGAAGAGTTACAACGAGGGCCAGGAGGTTCTGGTTTCAAGCGCCCGCAAGGAAGCTGAGACAGAACTCGAAGCTGCCCGTCGAAACCTCAAGGCTGCACAGGAGGCGTTTGATACCGACGCCATCATCGCGGCCCAGGAGGAGCTTGCTGCGGCCAAGTGGCGAGTCGAAGAAGCAAAAAGATTCCGTCCGCAGGCTTTACAGCCCACGGAAATTCCGGTACAAACTCAGCAACAACCGCAAACTCAGGTTCAACCCGACGAGAAATCCCTGCGCTGGCAGGCAAAAAACCAGTGGTTCGGGCAACCGGGGTTTGAGGAATTCACCAGCTACGCACTAGGGCTGCATCAAAAGCTAGTCACCGGGGGTGTTGATCCCCGCTCCGATGAGTATTTCGACCAGATCGATGGTCGCATGAAGTCGAAGTTCCCCGAGTTATTCGGGAACGAAGACAAGCCGAAGACGGTTGAGGTTCAAAAGAAACCCACAACGGTCGTGGCTCCCGCCACTCGTACTACGGGTGTCGGAAAAATTCGACTGACTCAAACGCAAGTTGCGTTGGCGAAAAAGCTGGGCCTGACCCCGCAGCAATACGCTGCACAAGTGGCAAAACTGGAGAACCAAAATGGCTGAAACTCAAAACCGTATGCCTCGTGACCTTCAGTCACGCGAAAAGACTGCTCGGGCGGTATACGTACCTCCGAGTGCATTGCCTGAGCCGACACCTGAGCCGGGTATTGTGTTTCGCTGGATTGCGACGCACGTCCTGGGTCAGTCTGACCCCACCAACGTGTCCAAAAAGATGCGTGAGGGTTGGGAGCCGGTTAAGGCAGATGACCATCCTGAACTTATGCTGATGCGCAACGAAAAGACCGGGAACGTGGAAATGGGTGGCCTCATGCTTTGCAAGATGCCCGCCGAACTTGCACGCTCACGGGACGAGTACTACGGGCGTCAAGCGCAAGCTCAGATGGACTCAGTGGACAACCACTTCATGCGAAACAATGATCCACGGATGCCGTTGTTCTCGGACCGCAAGTCCAGCACGACGCGCGGAGGTGGGTTTGGTTCTGGTTCAAAGTAACTTAGGAGTCACAAATGGCTTACCCCACTGTTGACGCTCCGTACGGTTTTAAGCCCATCAATCGACTAGATGGACTTCCCTATGCTGGAGCAACTCGTCAAATCCCCATTGCCAATGCGTACAGCCAGAATATCTTCTACGGCGACGTAGTTCAGATTTCTAACGGTACCGTTGTGCGTTCGTCGTACACACCCGCGTCTTCGCCGACCACGCCTATTGCTGGCACCATCGGCATTTTCTTGGGTTGCTCGTACACCAGCCCTTCCACCGGCCAGAAACTGTTCCAACAGTTCTATCCGGCTAACACGGCTGCAAACGACATCGTCGCCATCGTGGTGGACGATCCCCGTGCGCTGTTCAAAGCAGTTGTCACGACCCAAGGCACGTCGCTGGCGAACAACAGCACCACCGTGGGCTTCCTGAACCCCTACTATGTCGGCTCTAACCTGTATCAGGTTGGTGGCGCTGGTGGCGTGACGGGCAGCACCATCACTGGTGACTCGGCGTTCTCCGTGTCGGGCGCTGTTGTGACCTCTGGCACCGCTGGTGCTGGTGATCGCGTGACTGCAGCCGTGCCGTTCCGTATGGTTGGCGTTGTGCCTGAGACTGCTGTGACCCTGTCGGGCACCGGCAGCACCTCTGGCTCGTCTGCCACGGTGACGCTGACTGCTGCTGTGTCGGGCCTGCGTCCTGGCATGCAGTTGGTCTGCCCGACTGGCACTGGTACCCTGGCCGGTAACTACGCAACCGTGATCAACGTGGCTACCACCACGCTGACCCTGAACGCGTCTGTTACTCTGGCTTCTGGCTCGGCGCTGTCCTTTGTGGGCTTCCCCGAAGTTTTGGTGGCTTGGAACGGAAACTTCCACAGCTATAACAACACCACGGGTGTCTAAGGAGTAATTCAAAATGGCAATTTCTCGTGCCCAACTACTGAAAGAACTCCTGCCGGGTCTGAACGCCCTGTTTGGCATGGAGTACGCTCGCTACGGCGAAGAGCACAAGGAAATCTACGAGACTGAAAAGTCCGAGCGTTCCTTTGAAGAAGAAACCAAGCTGGCTGGCTTCAGTGCCGCTCCGGTGAAGAACGAAGGTCAGGCCATCGCGTATGACAATGCGCAGGAAGCCTTTACCGCTCGTTACAACCACGAGACTATCGCCCTTGGCTTCTCGATCACCGAGGAAGCAGTGGAAGACAACCTGTATGACAGTCTGTCTGCCCGCTACACCAAGGCTCTGGCCCGTGCGATGTCCTACACCAAGCAGGTCAAGGCTGCATCGGTGCTGAACAACGGCTTCAACACTGCCTATCCGGGCGGTGATGGCGTGCCCTTGTTCTCGACCGCGCACCCCCTGGTGTCTGGTGGTACCAACAGCAACACGCCCGCCGTCGCTGCTGACCTGAATGAGACTTCTCTTGAGAACGCCGTCATTCAGATCGCCGCATGGACGGATGAGCGCGGTCTGCTGATCGCTGCCAAGCCCATCAAGCTGGTGATCCCGCCCGCACTGATGTTCACGGCCAAGCGTCTGCTTGACACGGAACTGCGTGTGGCTACTGCTGATAACGACATCAACGCTATCAAGCAGATGGGTGCCATCCCCGGTGGCTATACCGTCAACCACTTCTTGACCGACAGCAATGCGTGGTTCCTGACCACGGACGTGCCCAACGGTCTGAAGCACTTCGAGCGTGTGGCCATGTCTACGTCAATGGATGGTGACTTTGACACCGGCAACGTGCGCTACAAGGCCCGCGAGCGTTATTCGTTCGGCTGGTCTGATCCCCTGGGAATCTTCGGTTCGCCCGGAGCCTAAGTGGTTCTGCAGAAAAGGGGGCTTCGGCCCCCTTTTCTTTTTTGGGCAATGGGTGTATAAACTCGTTAGTCCCAAGATTTTCAACCTGCTTGCTGACCGACTTGGCGGACTGACCTCAGAGACAGCAAGCGCAATTTGAGGAGTGTTCCACATGGGAACCACGACTTTTAGCGGCCCGGTCGTATCAAACAACGGTTTTGTTGGTGCTATTACCGGCGCTGTCACTGCGACCACGGTCACTGCGGCTTCTGTCTCTGCCACGGGCAATCTGACCGCTGACAGCGGCACGGCTCCTGCAGCAGGCGGTATGTCGGCAGTTCTGATGTCCTCCACTGCAAACTTGGGCGTCTTTGTTGGCTCCGGTGCCCCCACCGTGACGGCTGCTCAGGGTTCGCTTTACCTGCGTACTGACGGCACCACCACCAACGACCGCATCTATGTGCGCGGCGCGTCTGCTTGGATTGCCATCACCACCGCTACCTAATAGGAGCGCATCATGGCGATGCAATACGACGTCAAAGCAGCGTACACCACTACAGATGCAGCGATGGTTACTTACCGCGCTCGCATCAAAGGTGCGTACGTCGCCGTGTCTTCAGCCGGTACTGACCCAGTCACGTTCTATGACAACGCTTCGGCTGCGTCGGGAAAGGTACTGCTGCAAGTCGGCGCCAACGCCAATGGTTGCCACACTGTGGTGATTCCAGGCGAAGGCATCTTGGCTGAAAATGGCATCTTCTGCGATACCGGCAGCGCCGCTGCGGTGACTCTGTTCTATGGCTAAGTCCCCGGCATGGCAGCGCAAGGAAGGAAAGAACCCCAAGGGCGGCTTGAACGCCAAGGGGCGAGCCTCCTACAACGCCGCGAATCCGGGGAAGCCCGGACTGAAGGCTCCACAGCCGGAGGGCGGGCCACGCCGCGACTCTTTTTGCGCCCGTATGAAAGGGATGAAAAAGAAGTTGACGAGCGAAAAAACCGCAAAAGATCCGAATTCGAGGATTAACAAGAGTCTTCGGGCATGGAACTGCTGAGATGGGACAGCATCAAGATACCGTCAAGAACACGCTAGACATCATGGCTGCTATTGCGGCCATCTCGTCGTTCTTGCAATTGCTCACACCGCTGTTCGGTTTGATTGGCGCCATCTGGACGCTGATGCGGATTGCCGAGATGATTACGGGCAAGACGGTTGCGGACATGATCAAGCGGAAGAGGCCGGAAGATGCCAAGCAGTAGCGGTAAGCAGCATAGGTTCATGGCGGCGGTGGCCAACAACCCGGCCTTCGCTAAGAAAGCAGGTGTCCCACAGTCTGTTGGCGCAGAGTTCATGAAGGCCGACAAAGGCCGTAAGTTTGGTTCTGGAAGTCGTGCAGACGTCCAGTCCATCAACAAGCCGAAGACCGAACACGGTAAGTCGGCAATTCTTGCAAAGGGTGGCGACGTGAAAGAGTCCAAGGCGATGGTGAAGAAGGAGATCGGCTTCATGAAGAAGGCTGGTGCTCCCCGTTCAATGATCAAACATGAGGAATCCGAAATGAAGGGCATGAAGATGAAGAAGATGGCTTCTGGTGGTATCACCAAGGCCAAGATGGGCGCTGTTCCTACCGCTGCTCCTAGCCGCGACGGTCTGGCCACCAAGGGCAAGACCAAGGGCACGATGGTCAAGATGGCTGCATCGAAGCCCCTGGGCATGAAGCGCGGCGGAAAGACCTGCTGACATGATGCCCAGCCGGGGGATGGGGGCAATCGCCCCCTCCAAGATGCCCAAGAAGAAGGTCATCCGACGCAAGGATGACCCGAACGACGTTGACATGTACGCCGAAGGCGGGACCACCAAGTCCAAGGTCAACGAAGCAGGCAACTACACCAAGCCCGGTATGCGCAAGGCTTTGTTCAACAAGATCAAAGGCCAAGCCACGCAGGGCACGGCGGCAGGTCAGTGGAGCGCCCGCAAAGCGCAGCTTCTGGCCAAGCAGTACAAGGCTAAAGGCGGAGGTTACCGTGGCTAGTAAATTTCCCGATCTGACCGGCGACGGCAAGGTTACCCAGGCTGACATCCTCAAAGGTCGTGGTGTTGAAGCCGCGAAAAAAGGTGGCATGGCCAAGGGTGGCAAGTTCATCCAAGAGGCCATCAAAAAGCCCGGTGCCCTGCGCAAGTCGCTTGGCGTTAAGGAAGGCAAAACTATCCCGGCCAAGACGCTTGCCAAGGCTGCTAAGGCCCCAGGCAAATTGGGTCAGCGGGCACGGTTTGCTCAGACTTTGAAGAAGCTGGGCAAATGAAGAAGCCTCAGCAGTCTCTAAAGGACTGGACTGACCAGAAGTGGAGAACCAAGAGTGGTAAACCGTCTAGTAAAACTGGTGAGCGATACCTTCCAGAAGCTGCGATCAAAGCTCTCTCGCCCCAAGAGTACGCCGCCTCAACCCGAGCAAAACGAGCAGGCAAAGCCTCCGGCAAGCAGTTCGTAGCCCAACCCAAGGCCATCGCTAAGAAGACCGCGAGATTCAGATGACAACTTCAGGCGTAGCTGCGTTTGACCTCGACCTCAATGAGATTGTCGAGGAAGCCTTCGAGCGTGCCGGTGGCGAGATGCGCACCGGCTATGACTTGCGCACGGCCCGTCGCAGCCTGAATCTGTTGTTTGCCGACTGGGGCAACCGGGGCGTCAACATGTGGACGTTCGAGCAGAACGTCATCACCCTGGCTACTGGTCAGCCGACCTACGCGCTGCCAGACGACACGGTGGATTTGCTCGACCACGTCATTCGCACCAACGCCAACGTTCCTAACAACCAAGCCGACCTGACCATCACCCGGATCAGCGTCAGCACCTACGCCACCATCCCCAACAAGCTGATCACAGGCCGACCCATTCAGGTTTGGATTCAGAAGCTGTCGGGGCAGGACTCCGTGCTTGCCGGGACGCTGCAGGCCACCATATTGGCCGACACCACGTCGATCCCCATTACATCGCTCGCCGGTGTGCCCAACGCGGGCTTCATCAAGATCGACAACGAACTGATTGCGTTCAACGAGGTTCAGCCTGCTAGTGGCGGCAATCCGGCGTTGCTGCTGAACTGCGCCCGTGGCCAAGCCGGTACGACCGCTGCAGGCCACTCGTCTGGTGCGGCCATCATCCTGTCGCAGAAGAACAGCATCACCGTCTGGCCAACGCCCAATCCTGGCACGACCTACCAGTTTGTGTACTGGCGCCTGCGTCGCCTGCAGGACGCCGGTGGTGGCGTCAAGACGATGGACGTGCCGTTCCGCTTCCTGCCCTGCCTCGTGGCCGGTCTGGCGTATTACATCGCGCTGAAGGTGCCTGATGGGCTGAGCCGATTGCAAGTTCTTAAAGAACAGTACGACGAGGCGTGGATGATCGCCGCAGGCGAGGATCAAGAGAAGGCAGCGGTGCGGTTTGTGCCCCGGCAGATGTACATCGGGAGCGGCACCTAAATGGGCAACCGGTTTGCGTCAGGTAAGAATGCGATTGCGCAGTGTGACCGCTGCGACTTTCGGTTCAAGCTCACGCAACTGCGCAAGGAAGTTATCAAGACCAAGACCTACAACCTCTTGGTCTGCCCGGCCTGTTGGGACCCCGACCAACCGCAGTTGCAGTTGGGCATGTACCCGGTCGATGATCCGCAAGGCTTGCGCAACCCACGTCCTGATCTGAGTTACGTGCAGTCGGGCAATACAGGGTTGCAGATCGTGGACACGACGGCGACTACACAAAGTGCGGTGGGTTTCCCGAGCGAAGGCAGTCGGGACTTTCAGTGGGGTTGGAATCCGGTTGGTGGTTCTCGCGGCCCCGATGCTGGGCTGACACCAAATTACTTGGTGTTGCAGATTCAAATTGGTACAGTTGCCGTTGTGACGGCATAGGAGCGAAAAATGGACGCAAAGAAGGCAGTGCACAAGCACGAAAAGGCAATGCACCCGGGCAAGCCGCTGACCAAGCTGCGGGCTGGTGGCAAGACCAACAGTGACATGCTGAAGATGGGTCGCGGTCTGGCCAAGGTGGCCAACCAGATGAACCCTGGCCGCAAGCAGAAAGGTGTCTGACATGGCAACCTACAAGACTCCCAAGACGGTGCCGACGCCCGTTGTTGGCGCTGACGACATCAAGAAGGCGCTGCGCATGGACGTGTCCGTGGCCAACATGCACTCCAACGAGTACAAGCCGACCAAGACCTCGGGTATCAAAATCCGTGGTACTGGCTGCGCCACCAAGGGCACGATGGCCAGGGGACCGATGGCGTGAACTACACGCAACTCAGCAACGCCATCCAGGCGTATACCGAAAACCCGAGCAGCGACTTCGTTGCTCAGATACCCGTTTTCGTCCAACAAGCTGAGCAGCGCATCTACAACACGGTTCAGTTCCCTTCGCTTCGCAAGAACGTCACTGGGTTTACGACGACCAACAACAAGTACCTTCAGTGCCCGTCAGACTTCTTGGCGGTGTACTCGATGGCAGCAATTGACGCCACGGGGTCGTATGAGTACTTGCTGAATAAAGACGTGAACTTCATTCGGCAGGCGTACCCGAACCCGAACACCGATAAGGCGATCCCCCGGTACTACGCACTGTTCGGTCCACGTTCAGACAACGAGGATGAACTGACATTCATTCTTGGCCCCACACCTGACGCGTCGTACGAGATCGAGCTTCACTACTTCTACTACCCCGAGTCAATCACGGTGGCTGCAAACGGCCAGACTTGGTTGGGTGATAACTTTGACACGGTGCTGCTGTACGGCTCGCTCGTCGAAGCCTACACCTACATGAAGGGTGAGCAAGACATGCTCGCGCTGTACAACCAGAAGTACATGGAAGCCCTGCAACTCGCCAAGCGTCTGGGTGATGGTTTGGAGCGCAGCGATGCATACCGCAGTGGTCAGTCGCGTCTGGCTCCGCTGCCGCAGAATAACGGGGTCAAGTAATGCCCATCGAGCAAGGCGCGACCAATCAGTTCAAGGTGGGCTTGGCCTCTGGCCAGTTCAACTTCAGCACTGACACGTTCAAGATGGCGCTCTACAC